TTTTGCTTGAGTATTCCCTGACAAACAGAAAAAGTTTTGGGAACAAGTTTTTCTTGGATTTCAGGGAAAAAATCACTTGTTCCAACGTAAAAGCGGCTTTTCGTATTTTGCTTGAGTATTCCCTGACAAACAGAAAAAGTTTTGGGAACAAGTTTTTCTTGGATTTCAGGGAAAAAATCACTTGTTCCAACGTAAAAGCGGCTTTTCGTATTTTGCTTGAGTATTCCCTGACGGTCACGTGACAAACAGAAAAAGTTTTGGGAACAAGTTTTTCTTGGATTTTTGGGAAAAATTCACTTGTTCCAACGTCAGTGCGGCTTTTCGTATTTTGCTTGAGTATTCCTTGACAAACAGAAAAAGTTTTGGGAACAAGTTTTTCTTGGATTCCACGGAAAAAATCACTTGTTCCAACTTCCGTGCGGCTTTTCGTATTTTGCTCGAGTATTCCCTGACAAATCACGTGACAAACAGGAAAAGTTTTGGGAAAACACTGTTTTGTGTGTTTGACGTACCGGATTTCCTAAAGTTTGTGAAAACATTGTTTCTTTGTGTGACACACCGGATTTCCTAAAGTTTGTGAAAACATTGTTTCTTTGTGTGACACACTGGATTTCCTAAAGTTTGTGAAAACATTGTTTCTTTGTGTGACACACCGGATTTCAGAGCAAAAAGTGTAAACGTTTTGCAACATTTCCAGAGCAAAAAAGTGTAAACGTTTTGCAACATTTCCAGAGAAAAAAGTGCAAAAAAGTGTAAACGTTTTGCAACATTTCCAGAGCAAAAAGTGTAAACGATTTGCAACATTTCCAGAGCAAAAAGTGTAAACGTTTTGCAATATTTCCAGAGCAAAAAAAAGTGCAAAAAAGTGTAAAGTTTTGCAACATTTCCAGAGCAAAAAGTGTAAAGTTTTGCAACATTTCCAGAGCAAAAAGTGTAAAGTTTTGCAACATTTCCAGAGCAAAAAGTGTAAACGTTTTGCAACATTTCCTTAGCAAAAAAGTGTAAACGTTTTGCTTCAAGTTTCCAACGTTTTCCTCGCCGTTTGCTACGCGTTATCGTTGTTGTCATGACAATTTCTGTGGCTATTTTCCGTAGTGATGACAATTTCTGTAGCTATTTTCCGTAGTCATGACAATTTCTGTGGCTATTTTCCGTAGTCATGACAATTTCTGTGGCTATTTCCCGTTGTCATGACAATTTTTGTTGGGTTTTTGCATTGTCATGACGATTTCGATCCACAACTGCGTATAAAATGGTCCGCATTTTCGCTACCATACTCATAACCATGCCTGCTCCAGTCATTTCTACTCCGCCAGCTGCTTTTATGGCTTCGACTGCTTTAGCTCCTTTTTCGGCTGGAGCCATGATGTCGACGACGACGTTTTCATCGTTGACATCTTGCGATTGCTGTCCTTATTTAAATTCTTTGGGTGAGTTTACTGTTGTTTTGCTGCTATGTTGAACTTTTACTTATCTGTGTGTATCTGTGTGTATGTGTGTGTGTGTAGGGTTTTCGCGATTTCGTTCCCCTTTTTTCAAGTATTTCATGTCGGTGGACAATCGAGCGAAAACCATCGACTCGTCCGCCGCCTCGTGTGGCTTCTATCAATCACATTCTGCTTACGTAGTTTTTAATTGCTTGAAATGTCTCAAATCCCAATTGCAATGTCTCTATATATTTCCCTATAAATCGACGCCCATCTTTTTTAAAGTCTGCAACTGCGGCATGACGGGAATTTCGACGCAGATTGTAGGTGAAATGTTTATGATGGAATCATTCGGTGCCATGTTGCAAGCCACCGTGAAAGACATTTGGATCCAGAAATTATGTATTTACTGTGGCAACGTTGACTCTCATTCGTCGAGTTGTATTTTTTACCAACACGTGCCAGGTAAAAAGTCTCGCTCGACGTGCGTCGTTTGTTTCGAAGCCGCCACCATTCTTTTTCCCTGCAAACATGTCGTTTGTTGTCCCAATTGTGCTCTAAATGTCGACCACTGTCCGCTCTGTCGCCAACCTGCTGATTATTTTAAAATTTTAACTTTTTAGCCTATCCGATGCAGATGAATCATCCGGCGTGGGCCAAATTTGAATTGCGCTTCATCTCTTATAACAGAGATCCCAATTATTTGCATTTAGCTTCTAAAGGCTTTTTTCGTCACGCTTCGTGCAACGAAAACGTTTGCTTTGTCTGCAACTCTATCGATGAACACGCCCTTTTTTGTCCTCTGCACGACCAACGTACGCGAATCTCGGTGAATGACGCCACTCTTTGCGACGAATGTCCCAACACTGCAGACACCGTTCTCCTACCGTGCGGATGTTCGTTTCTCTGCGCCACCTGCGCTTGTCAGTACGGCATCTGCCCTCGCTGCAATACCAATATTACCGCTTTTGTTACGGTTTTTTTGAACGATGAATGAAAATTTTTTTTCTCAATAAACGAGTTGCATCATGAATACTATTTACTGCTTTTCTCTCGATAAAATGTTTGCTTCTTTTTTTAATAATGTCGCTACAGCCATTAACAGTCTAACTAATAAAGATTTTGAGTACTTTTGGAAACGCGGTCTCTATCGCCTAGTTCCTCTCACCAAGGGAGGCTTTGGAGCCATTTACGAATTAGAAATCAACGGTCACAAGGTGGTAGACCGCAAACAAGCTGATGTCATCGTCAAAATGAACAATAACGGTTTCAAACAATCGGCTCTTTTGTTTGAAGGCGTTTGGTTGCTCGACTTTGATTTGGCTGAAATTTATTTTTGCCCATTCATTTCCTATTTGAACAAAATGAAAGTCTGTCCTTTTCTCTGCAACTACATCAGTGCCAACATTGTCGACAAAGATTACGTTCTCTTCATAGAACGCTACTCGTATGAAGTCATGACTTTTTTACCGCATCTCACCGTCGACTACGTCATTCAATTTCTTTTCCAGTTAACCTATTCTTTTTACATTATCAAGCAATATTTGGGAATGGTACACTTTGATGTTCATTTACGTAACGTGATGGTGGCCAAATCGACGTCGTCATTTCTTTTGGCCGACGCCAATAAAAAACGAGGCATTTATCTGCCTCACATGGCATATGAAGCGAGGTTGATCGACTTTGGATTTTGCACCATGGATTTGCGACACAGTATCGATCCTCATTTGAGAGGCGATTTCCAGTGTGCGCCGCACAATTTCAGTCGAACACCAGCCATATCGGAACTCTTCAAGACAACTAGAGACACTCGCTCTAAACTGCTCACTGTAGAAATACAATATTTCTGTTTACATCTCTATCAGATTATCGCTCGTCAAGCACCTCAGCATCCCATTTTAAAAGCCATTCAACAATTTTGCGATTGCATGTACGACCAGGTGGTCGATTTGACTCAACCCGCTCTCCAACGCGATCGTTTCATTTTGCCGCAACACGACGTCGGTGTCGTCTGCGCGGCCATACGTAAACCCAGCGATCTCATTGTCGGGCTCGAACGCTATTGTCATTTGTACGGCAGTGTCATTTACGACAAGGAAAGCGATCTTCAAATATCGACGCCTTTCAAAAACACGACCGTTGTCAAGGAAAATGCCAAACTCGTTTTGAACGTCAACAAATTGCACGTCTATAAAAACTATCAAAATTTTATAAAAACATCCATACCGGATATTCGCTGGTTTGAATCCACTTTTACCGTCATAGAAAACACTTATGGTCACGTTTACAAATTTCCCATCAATTGTTGGGTCGATAAAATCTCTAGCGACCGTTCGCCTTACAACGCCATTTCCATCTTCAGAAAAGATGTACCCTACAATATTCGTAATGCTTATTTGACGCATCACGGTGCTCGCGTCACGTTTCACGTCAATCGGCGTACGGAAGACTTTTCAAACTCGTTTTACGCAGGTAAATTTCTCTTCATCAAAGGTACACTGTACGCTTGCGAACATTTGCCTCCGCTCATGTTTGGTCTTTCTGATGATTACTTTTGTATTTTCAGTTTCAAATCGGACAAGTGTAAATACGTCGAGAAAATTATCCAACTTCATCACCTCAACTATCTTATCGATGCTTCCAATGCGTGCGGTTTTCACTATCAAGGAGATCCTATTTACGGACACATGACCACGAAAAAACCTCTATTTTATATTTCGATTAATAATGAATAGAGTTTCATAAAAAAATTATTTCTATGAAACTGTTTTAGTCGGATTGTCTCATTACCATTAAATTAATTGTATATATCAATAAATGAATGAAACGGCTAAATTAGCTCTCTTTGTGGCTTTGGTTATGTTGGTATTATCTGGGGCTATTTACACTAGCGCCTACTTTAAAAAGACTGGTCCCGAAGGTCAAATGTTGAGTTTAGTTCCCGATCGGGTCGTCGTCACCGATCCCGTGACTGGTGCTCTCATTTCGTCGTCGGTGAAAACCAAAGAACTCGCCGAATGTTGCCCTCAAAAAATCATCAATGACACGACGGCTAGTTTGACCAACACGTTCAGCAGTAGTTTTACCGACAAGAATTTTCTGCGACGAACTAAATTGGAACCGGGCGCCATTTTAGTCGCCGATGCCGTCGGCAACGTTTCCAGTTCACAAATCGGTATTCCTTTCATCACGTCGTGTTGCGAAAGTATTAAAGCGTTAATCGACGACGTTCAGCCTAAATCCGATGGTCTTTACAGCAGTTTGAAAACGGATGCCACGTACGTTAAAAAACCGGAAACAAGTGTCACCCAACGACCAGTCACGTACAACGCCTATACTGGCGCACTGGAAATGGTGACATTGCCGGCCAATAGTATTTTATCGACCGATACCAACGGCGATATCGTTACCACACCCTACAGTTTGCCTTCGTGTTGCGATAAAATCAAGGACACGATCGTCGACTACACTACCACGTTCAGTTCCAATTATATTGATACCAATTACCAACGACGAGCTGTCGCCGGTTCTCAACATTTACTCATGATGGACGACTACGGAAATTTAGTCGACAGCGGACTGACGCCCACTATCGTCAATGCGTGCTGCGAAACGGCTCGCAACGCTTTGTCGCCGAGCAATATTATTGACGGCGGTGGCAACGCGTTGTACAGCGCTCCCAAGATAGACGCCACGTTTCAAAAGAAAACCACGGCTCCGGCTAACGCTCTCCTCATGCCCGATGCCAACGGCAATCTGGTTGACAGTGGATTGACGCCGGCGGCTATTCAAGCGTGTTGCACGCAAGCTGCCAACGCCGCTTCTGACTCGCTACTCAAATCAGATATCGTCGACACGTCCCTCTCGGCGACTAAATTGTATTCGTCTCTGAAAATTGACGACACGTTCCAGAAGAAAGCTATCGCTCCTGCCAATGCTATCGTCGTCGTCGACGCTAAAGGCGATCTCGTCGACAGCGGGTTCACTCCACAATTTCTTCAAAATTGTTGCGCTCAAGCCGCTACCGGTTCAGCCAATGGACTCATGAAATCAGATATCGTCGACACGTCCACGGCCACCGACAAATTGTATTCGTCCAGCAAAATCGATGCCACGTATACCAAAAAGACGACAGCGCCAGCCAACTCGCTACTCATGCCCGACGCCAACGGTAATCTGGTCGACAGCGGTCTCACGCCTTTGGCTATTACCACGTGTTGCACGGCCGCTATAACAGCCGCCAATGAATCGTTGAAAATTGTCGATATCGTCGACACGTCTACGGCTACCGATAAACTTTATAGTTCTTCGAAAATTGACATGACGTATCAAAAGAAAACCACCGCTCCAGCCAATGCTTTACTCATGCCCGACGCCAACGGTAATTTGGTGGACAGTGGACTGACGCCTAGTGCCATACAAGCGTGTTGCACGCAAGCCGTTGGCGCTGCTACCAATTCCTTATTGAAAACAGATATTGTCGACACATCGACATCTACCGATAAACTTTACAGTTCTTCCAAAATCGACATGACGTATCAAAAGAAAACGACAGCACCAGCCAATTCGCTTCTCATGCCCGATGCCAACGGCAATCTAGTGGACAGTGGCCTAACTCCTACCGCCATCCAAGCGTGCTGCACGCAAGCTGTTAATGCTGCTACCAATTCCTTATTGAAAACCGATATTGTCGACACGTCGACATCTACCGATAAACTCTACAGTTCTTCTAAAATAGATGCTACGTTTACCAAAAAGACGACGGCGCCAGCCAATGTGTTACTCATGCCAGATGCCAATGGTAATCTGGTCGACAGCGGCATTACGCCGGCTTTCATCAGTGCTTGTTGCCAAGAAACGGCTGACGCTAAAATTGGCGTTTCCAATGCTTTGATGAAAAGCGATATCGTCGACACTTCCACTTCGGCTACTAAACTCTATTCGTCAAGTAAAATCGATGCCACCTATCAAAAGAAAACGACCGCTCCAGCCAATTCGTTGCTCATGCCCGACGTCAATGGAAATTTAGTCGACAGTGGCCTCACTCCTACAGCCATCCAAGCGTGCTGCACGCAAGCTGTCGGTGCCGCCACCAATTCCTTACTGAAAACCGATATTGTTGATACATCGACATCTACTGACAAACTTTACAGTTCGTCCAAAATCGATGCTACGTATAGCAAAAAAACGACAGCGCCGGCCAACTCGCTTTTGATGCCTGACGCCAGCGGCAACCTAGTGGACAGCGGATTGACACCAGCCGGTATTCAAGCGTGTTGCACGCAAGCTGTCAATGCCGCCACCAATTCCTTATTGAAAACCGATATTATTGACACGTCGACATCTACCGATAAACTCTACAGTTCATCCAAAATCGATGCGACGTATCAAAAGAAAACCACGGCGCCGGCCAATACGTTACTCATGCCCGACTCTAACGGTAACTTGGTCGACAGCGGCATCACTCCGGCTTTCATTAGCGCCTGCTGCCAACAAACCACCAACGCTACTACCGCTGTGGCCAACGCTTTATTGAAAAGTGATATCGTCGACACGTCCACTTCGGCTACCAAACTTTATAGTTCTTCTAAAATCGATGCCACGTATCAAAAGAAAACCACGGCGCCAGCCAACGCAATCTTGGTTCCCGATGCCAACGGCAACCTAGTCGACAGTGGACTGACACCGACAGCCATCCAAGCGTGCTGCACGCAAGCTGTCAGTGCCGCCACCAATTCCCTACTTAAAACCGATATTGTCGACACGTCCACGGCCACTGACAAACTCTACAGTTCGGCTAAAATCGATGCGACGTATACCAAAAAGACGACAGCGCCAGCCAACTCGCTGCTCATGCCCGACGCCAACGGTAACCTAGTGGACAGTGGACTGACACCGACAGCCATCCAAGCTTGTTGCACGCAGGCAGTCAGTGCCTCTACCAATTCCTTATTGAAAACCGACATTGTCGATACGTCCACATCGACTACCAAACTTTATTCGTCGAGTAAAATCGATGCTACTTATGCCAAAAAGACGACCGCGCCAGCCAACTCGCTTTTGATGCCTGACGCCAGCGGCAATCTAGTGGACAGCGGGCTGACACCAGCCGGTATTCAAGCGTGTTGCACGCAAGCTGCCAGTGCTGCCGCTAATTCGCTTTTGAAAACAGATATCATCGACACGTCCACTTCCACGACGAAACTCTATTCGTCAAGCAAAATCGATGCCACGTATCAAAAGAAAACGACAGCTCCGGCTAATGCTTTGCTCATGCCCGATGCCAATGGTAATTTAGTCGACAGCGGCATCACGCCGGCATTCATTAGCGCCTGCTGCCAACAAACCAGCAACGCCACTACAGCTGTAGCCAATGCCTTATTAAAAAGTGATATCGTCGACACGACAACGTCCACTAGCAAACTTTATAGTTCTTCCAAAATCGATGCCACCTTTCAAAAAAAGACGACAGCGCCGGCCAACGCAATCTTGGTTCCCGATGCCAGCGGCAACCTAGTGGACAGCGGATTGACACCAGCCGGTATTCAAGCGTGTTGCACGCAAGCTGCCAGTGCTGCCACCAATTCCTTATTGAAAACCGATATTGTCGACACGTCCATTTCGGCTACTAAATTGTACAGTTCATCCAAAATCGATGCCACGTATCAAAAGAAAACGACAGCACCGGTCAATGCTTTGCTGATGCCCGACGCTAGCGGTAATTTAGTCGACAGCGGACTGACACCCACAGCCATCCAAGCGTGCTGCACGCAAGCTGTCAGTGCCGCCACCAATTCCCTATTGAAAACCGATATTGTCGACACGTCCACATCAGCGACGAAACTCTATTCGTCGAGCAAAATCGATGCCACCTATCAAAAGAAAACTACCGCGCCAGCCAATGCTTTGCTCATGCCTGACGCTAGCGGCAACCTAGTGGACAGCGGCTTAACACCGACGTTCATCAACGCGTGTTGCACACAAGCTTCCAACGCGTTGACGGCCAGCACAAACGCTCTAGTGAAAACGGATATCGTCGACACTTCGACATCGGCTACTAAATTGTACAGTTCAACCAAAATCGATGCCACCTATCAAAAGAAAACGACAGCTCCTGCTAATTCTATTCTCATGCCGGACGCTAGCGGAAATTTAGTCGACAGTGGCTTGACGAAAACATCTATCGAAGCGTGCTGCACGCAAGCCGCTAATGCCGCTACCAATTCCCTATTGAAAACCGATATCGTCGACACTTCGACATCGGCTACCAAACTCTATTCGTCGAGCAAAATCGATGCCACCTATCAAAAGAAAACCACCGCGCCAGCCAATGCTTTGCTCATGCCTGACGCCAACGGCAACCTAGTGGACAGCGGCTTGACACCGACGTTCATCAACGCGTGTTGCACGCAAGCTTCCAACGCTCTAGCTACAAGCAATAACTCTTTACTAAAAACCGATATTGTCGACACGTCCACATCCGCTACGAAACTGTATTCGTCTAGCAAAATAGATGCCACGTATCAAAAGAAAACTACGGCTCCCGCTAATGCTATTCTAACGCCAGACGCTAGCGGTAATCTAGTAGATAGTGGTTTGACGAAAACATCTATAGAGGCGTGTTGCGCTCAGGCCGCCAATGCCGCCACCAACTCTTTGTTGAAAACGGATATCGTCGACACGTCCACGTCAGCCACGAAATTGTATTCGTCCAGCAAGATCGATGCCACTTTCCAGAAAAAGACGACGGCTCCGGCCAAAGCTCTGCTGATGCCCGATGCTAGCGGTAATTTAGTCGACAGCGGTTTGACTCCCACGTTTATCAACGCGTGCTGCACGCAAGCTTCCAACGCTCTCGCTGCTAGCAATAATTCGTTGTTGAAAACGGATATCGTCGACACGTCCACTTCTGCCACGAAATTGTATTCGTCCAGCAAAATCGATGCGACCTATCAGAAAAAGACGACGGCGCCGGCTAACGCTCTGCTGATGCCCGATGCTAGCGGTAATTTAGTCGACAGCGGCTTGACTCCCACATTTATCAACGCGTGCTGCACGCAAGCTTCCAATGCTCTCGCCGCCACCAACAACGTCCTCTTGAAATCCGATATTAAAGATTCCGGCTTATTGGGTGCTCCGTCTACCACTTCATTGTGGTCATCTAGTAAAATAGATTCGACTTTTCAAAAGAAATCGACGGCTCCGGCTAATACGTTGTTGATGTTGGATGCTAATGGTAATTTAGTGGGTGCCGGTTTCACTTCCGCTCAGCTTGAAACGTGCTGTTCGACTTCCAATCAAAGCGCGACTTCAACCAGTTTGTTGTATCTCCAGTACACCAACGTGTTTGCTTATTTTAATGCTGTAGCCAATACGTGGACTTTGGCGTCGTACTTTACCAAACGTTACGACACTACCGGCGGCTGGTATGCTAGTGGAAAATTTCAACCTAAAAAAGCCGGCGTGTGGTCGATTCGCGCGACTGCTTGGGCTCCTCGAACATTGGGCGGTAATCGTATTCATTTTTGTTTGGCTCAAAATGCGGCCATGAATCCCTTGTGGCAAGACGTCAATTCGTGGAATAATTCCACGCAAAGTAATTTGACAACATTTACGGCTAAAGTCGACGCTATTTTTGTTTTGAATGGATCCACCGATTACGTGTCGGCGTATTTTATGACCAATTCGTTGCCGCAGGATTTCGACGTTTTGGAAAATTGCAACATGTTTCAAGCCTACTATTTAGGTGGCGCTTAGATTCAAATCACTTTCTGAGAGATTCGAATCTTTATTCTATCGAAGGAAACGACGTCAATTCACTCGTGGTCAAACTTGTACTACTACTGCTACTGCCATTATTTCTGACTCGTTGAATGATTGTTCCCAGTAATCCGCCGATAATCATAGTGATTCCTACGTAGAGCAACCATTGGTATCTATCGGTAGTTTTAACAGCGGTAACGTCAACGGCGGCCAATTGAACGACTCCTTGCGGGTAAAACTGAAATTTACATCCGTCGCCGCTCTTGTAGAAAGTGATTTCGGGCACTTGTTTGGCGACGGTGCCACCCGTTTCCGTCAGACGAGCGTCGACGACGCGACACGATGACGATTTCAGGCACGCATCCATGGCTTGCCGAACGATAGTCGTCCTTGGAACGCTACCGTCCACATTACCGGTACAGGTGTCTCTGAACGGTCGCGTGTAATTGGACGATTTCATGTACGTTTTTCCTAGGGTAAAGTACAAGGCAAAAAACACGCCTCCGATGGCGATCATGAGAGGAAAAACGAAACGCAAAGCGTTGGACGTGACTCGCGCCGCGACCAGCACGGGCACGAGCACGAAAGCCAAAACGGCCGCCGCTAACCAGGCCAAATTGAAACCTTCCAATTTCGATTCGGCTTCCTGATTCAATCGTTGTTGCACGTCGTCGATGGCTTTCACGCCGAGCACGCTTTTCAGCGCGCACTTGTCGAATATTTCGCTCATCTGACTCAGAACGTTGTTGGTAATGTTGACGCTACCTTTGACGTTCTTGATGGTGATGCTTTGCACGTTGTTGGCGTTCAACACGCACGATTGACGGATAGCGTTGTTGATGGTCGTTTGGCTTTTCACGATAGATTCTGCCGTATTCTTGGCATCGTCAAAAGTAAAAAAATTCAATCCGCTCACCAACGATTTCGCCAATTGATCGAGTTGCACGCCGATTCTTTTTTGCGAATCGACATTACTGATGCTGTCCATCAATACCGTCATGTTGACTTTGGCCGTTTGCGTGATGGTGTTGCCGCTAATGTTGACATCGCCACCGCTACCGTCGACGCTGATGATTTGCGTGTTACTCGTACTAATGGTGCTCGTCTGTACCGTTTCAGCGGCTATTTTCGAATAGATATCTACGACTGCTTTAGCTACGTTAGTCGATTTAGCATTTCCCATTTATTATGCTTCTTTTACAACAAGGAAAATATTTTTTCTAATGTCAATGGATTCAAGAAATTTTCATAGTGATCCATGCACGTTTTCCAATTGTTCGGTCCGCATCCGGTGGCTTTGAATTGATCCGTCTTGTCCTGGCGCACGCGGTAACCGTACCACGCTCCGACTTTATCGGTTGACGCCGCGTCTTGATTGGCATCTTCCTTCCAGTGGCACTCGACGACGCAATCCGTTTCCTCGCCACGATACTCGCTGCACGGTGTGAATTCGACCAGAAAATAATTGGCGTCTGTATCGGGAGGCGTGTCGTTCAATTCGTCGTACTGCGCTCGAGCAATGAGGCACCAACATTTGCCGTCTTTGATGTAGAAATCGACCGTGTCGTTGGACTTTTTGTATTTGTACACGGGACTTTTGCCGTGAACTCGCGTTAAAATGAAGCCCTCATCGACGCTATCGTAATGATCTCGAATGTAATTGAACGGGTACGACGTAAAGACGCAATTGTTGAGAAATAGGATCTTGTTGTCGACCAATTTTTTCAGGGAATCGTGTCGTTTCGTGTAATCCACTCGAAAACTGTTGGTCTCAAACAGATAAATAACGTCGTCTTTGTTTTCGTCGCCTTTGATGTATTCGCCGTAGGCCACGAATTCCATGTGAGGAAACGTCGGCACTTGGCACACTCTCTTTTCGTTGATGTCGTACGCGTATCCGTCTCCGTTGATGGCCACCAGTTCTCCATCACGTTTCTTGGTCACGCCGTACAAACCGTGAATGGTCGGTACCGTAGCGGCAGTCAATGAGAAGGGTTTCTTGAAGAAGCGAAACAACATTGTGTGCAGTGTGTTCAGAGGATACTGTTAAACTTCCAACCTAGCGATTTAAAGATAGTTTTGCAAATTTTATCTGTCAATAGTTTTCTTTCATTGGATTTTATCAACATGAAATGATCAGCGTGAACGTTGATATTGTGATGCTTTAGTAGTAAAAATAAGATGTATTGTGTATTAAAATTTTTCTTATTCAATTCCTTGAAATTCTTCAACTCCATATTGATGATGTCAAATTCTTGCAAGAGCTGCTCTTCAATGAAGGAAATGTCGCACGGAGGTTGACCCGTAATCAAATGGTGAATCAACACGTAGTCGTCATAGTACTTACTGTAGCCTAAATTTTTCATAATCATACACACGTGACTGAGACTGATGGTCGTCAACCGATAGTCGCTCAAATGGTTACTAATATTTTCTAAAATAGTTGGAGGTATAGTGTTCTTTTGTTTACCCTGAAAACGTATCATGCAGTCGCGAAAATGTTGGTTTCGATCGTAAATGTATTTGGGATTGACGCGCGTCGTGTCCGTATTGCTCGACTGTATAAAGTAGACTTTCTCCGATTTGCACGTGTAGCAAATGTTGACTGTTTCGTCGAAAAAGTAGCCGAGAGTCGAACCGCAATACTGGCACGTGTTCGGATCGTCTTTTTGCTGATCGACCACTTTGACGTTGTAGTAGTACTTTTTGTAGCAATCAAAAATTTCCCAAAAATTTTTCACCACGTACGTTTTACGCGCGTGATGCTGCTGCTTGGTGCCGTCCTCTTTCTGGAAGAACGTGTTCACCGTCGGCATTTGCATCAGCTGCACGTACTCTTTGAGAATCGAACGAATTTCTACGAAATAGAAACGAATAAAATTAATATTTTTAATGGTGGTACGAATCTCGTCCAGATCGTCAATCAAGTGACTGCGAACGCGTTCCGAGAGCCACGGTTGCGACAGGTAGTCGCACACTTGTTGTTCGCGAGTCGTCAACCCTTCTAGCTGACTAATTTCCTCCTTAAAATGTGTTTCTATTTGTTTGTGAAATTCCAAGATATTATCCATCTTTACATCTAAACTAGGAATTTTTAATCAACAAAAATCTATTCTGGCGTTATAATAAATATATTATCAAAAAATGGCGCAATCGAATATCACTTCAGGATTTATTGATATTGCAACATTGGATGAGATCGAAAAGTACATGTACTCGGGACCCGATGCCATCGTTTACTTTGTCCGCTCCACCTTGAAATCGACTTGGTTCACTCAGATTCCCGTATTGTTGTCGCGCAACAACGGCAATGCCGGTTTCGGGCAAGAGTGGAGTGTCAGCGTCAGTCGCGCCGGTGACTACCTCATTCACGTGTGGCTTCGCGTCGTCGTTCCCGCCGTCACTCTCAAAATTACCAATAGCTTTGCCGCCAACGGTCGCCTTCGTTGGACCAAAAATTTCATGCACAATCTCATTCGAGAGACGAGCATTTCTTTCAACGATTTGTTTGCTCACACCATCCACAATTATCATTTGGATGCCTATTCTCAGTTCACTGTCGAAGCTAGTAAACGCGCCGCTTACGATCAAATGATTGGCAACATTGGCGACATGATCGATCCTCACGGTCCAGGAGACACTATTCCTAGTCAAACGCTCAATCTCGTTTTACCCTTCTTTTTCACTCGCGATGTTGGCGTCTCTCTACCCACCGCTGCCATCCCTTACAACGAGATGCACATTAATTTCCAGTTCCGCGACTGGAAAGAATTGCTCATTTTGGACAATGCAGCCGCCGCCGGAGCTCAAGTCAACGTGCCTGTTGTCGGTGTCGATATCGATGCCGCTCCCGTCTTGGAAAGCGTTCAAGTATGGGCCAACTACGCCATCGTCAGCAACAAGGAACGTATTCTGATGGGTAAATCTCAACGTACCATTTTGATTGAACAAGTTCAAATCGCTCCTCGTCAATCGTTCAATCCCAAAGCCAATCCAGTTCCTAGCTACGACGTTCGTTTCAATCACGCCGTCAAAGCCCTCTTTTTCCAGGTTCGCAATTCCACATTTGCCAATCAGTGGTCCAATTACACGACTGCCTCTCCCGTCGTCACTCCAACTACTACAGCTATCGATTACGAAAGCCGCTACGCTCGCGATCCCATCAAGCACACGACGCTCATCTACGAGAATTCCAATCGTTTTTCCAACATGGGTAGCGATTATTTCAGTCTAGTCAATCCCTACTATCACGCTCCAGCTTGTCCCACCGACACTGGCTACCATTTGTATTCGTATTCGTTGAAATTCAACGATCTCGATCCCATGGGCAGTACCAATTACGGTAAATTGTCCAACGTCAGCTTGGTGCCAGCTGCTAGCGATGACGCCATCATAGCCAGTAACGGCACAGGCCCCGTCTTGTCGGGCACCAATTTCGGTCAGACGTTCGAATTTATAGTCACCGTCATCGTCAACAATATTATCCGCATTGCCGGCGGTACAATGGGTTTCCCTGTTTTGTAAATTGAGAGTTTAAAAAGTGAGCTTGTACTAAGAAATTATTATATTATTATAATGAGTCTAAGATTGAAAAAAGAAAGATGGCAACCGGACCCGTTTGTGCCGCCTTTGACGTTGGAAGAAACGCGAGCCGCTTGCGCCGCATTGCACATTGTCGACTACCCGCAGGTGGAACGCGCCGTTCAAGATCCACCCATCGAAGGTCAAAAGTATGCTCTTTTTAGTTTTTTCCCAGCCGCTCCCGGCGGCATCAACAAGTACAACGTGTTGGCTTTCGCCAAAATTAGAGGCGTCTACGCCACCGAAGAAGAAGCGGCTACGGCTGCCAGAAAAATCATCAGAAAAACAGACAGTTGCAACAAGATTCACACCGTCGTCGTCGGTCGTCCTTTCCCCATCTGTGAAGCCATCATGGGTAAAGTCGTCGATAAGGTTGTTCTCGATGACGACTATCAACAGGCCGAAAAAGAGATGCGAAAACGCGCCGAGGCCAGCGAACAGGACACGACTCGAGAACTTCAAGATCGAACCAAAGCGCTACTGGACGACGTTGACGAAACCAAAGCCAAAGATCCCGTTGAAACGTACATTGTCAAACGCAACAAAATGGCCACCATCGCCGCTCTGTACACTCAACACTTGGAGCAAATCGAAAAATTTAAAACGATCATGATTAAAACTCATGGTGAAATTATCGAGTTGGAAACGCCTGAAATTCTCGCTTGCTACCAACAAGTTTACGACGCCAAATGTCAAGAATCAGGCATTGTCCCCGACGCCGTTATACAATCCTATTTTAAAACGATACCATCCTTTGATTTTTTAAATAATAAATGTTAGAAAGAAGTCAAATCATCGCCATAATAATAATTATGATTGTGACTCCTTGGCTCATGTGGATGACGATCCCTTTTGGTAGAGATGGCGGCAGTAGTCCGTCTCCAGGTGGTGGTGGTGGTGGCGGCGGAAGTCCTACTCCCGGTGGTGGTGGTGGTGGTGGCGGGGGTACCACTCCTCCGAAACCGGGTCCGACCCCGAACGGCGCGTTCCCCACGTCGCAAGAAATCATGTTTAAATCCAAAGAGGAATGTCAGACGAAAGGCGGTGTCTTGAACTGGGTCGGCGATTCGGTTTTGTTGACGTGCAACAATATCGTCCGTTTTGGACAGCCCGAATCGCCCATTTTCAATGAATTGGATCAAGTCAAAGCGGCTATCGCTTCGGGCGCTTTGAAACCGGCTACGGAAAAAGATCGATTGGTCGAATACTTTAAACTCGTCTATCCCAATTCACCGGCGACATCGTGGTCGTCGATGAGCGAAGCCGATCTCGTCGGTCGCTACCAAAAATTGGAAATCTACTACAAAATGCCTCCGGAAATTCAACCAGCCACGCCCATTACACCTCGTCGCGATGTGACGAATCAGTTTTTCCGCGTACCCAACGGCGTGACTCTCGATCAAGACGCCAATGTTTTGGGTCAAGTTGGACCCTATTTGGAAGTCATTCGTTTCGGACCCATGTACTCGTTTTTCGCCGACCCGACTCTTTTTGTCGGCACCTATTACTATCCCGTTCGCGGTTCGGGACTCTACTTGCCGTTGGGTAAAACCTTGGTGGCCTACAACAAAGTGCACGCCATGAAACTGTTGGGTGCCGCCAACGACCAAATCGTTTTGTACGGCGGTCGTGATTTCCAGTCGTTTTTGCGTCGCGATTCGGAATCGGCTGAATTTACAGCCGATGCTTTTGTCAGCGTGTGCGCCGTCAACAAACGAGCGACCAGCAACAATCCCGGTTGCGATAAAATCTTCAACTATTTTGCCAACACTATTCGCTACAAAGCCAAAGCTCTCGATCGACTCGTCGGCGAAATGGCCGCCGGTAAATCTCTGAGGTACGACACTCGAGCCGTCAACGGTGTCACTAAAAAGACGTTGGTCTACTACGGTTGCGGCGACACGGGCGATAAATTTCTGGCTCAATTGGCTCGCAATCGCGGCTACAATACGTTGCAATTTTTGCGCGAAGCTCAAATGGAATTGGACGGAGACGCCATCGTCGGCTATGAACTGTTGCATCTCGTCGAAAATGCCTACAGTCAAACGGCCCTCATGCGACTCGATCCCATGCGTATGCCATTGTACATGCCCGAGGGAACGACTCCGGCCATTCCACCAAACTATCTATTGACTAAAGATGTTATGAGCGTCGACGTGAAGGCCGTCATCAATTCAGAATTTAAACCGTTTAATCAAAAAGTCTTTGACATTGATCTCATTGTACAAGAACGAAATTCGAGAGCTCCAGCACCTCCGCCAAATCCAAATCCAGCACCTCCGCCAAATCCAAATCCAGCACCTCCGCCAAATCCAAATCCAGCTCCAGCTCCAGCTCCAGCTCCAAATCCAGCTCCAGTAGTCGTGGGCGCTTCTTGGGGTCGTCGTTATTAAAAAATTTCAAAAATATATAATGTGTTTTTGAAATTTAATCCGAAGAGTCTTCCGTATCCGAAGCCAAAACGCTAGTGATTTTACTAAACATCAGAGGAATGTCTCGCATGCCGTCGTCGGTCACGGTTGTCGACGACGTCGTGATGGTGGTCGAGGCGGCGGTCGTCGATCGTTGCTCTTTCAATTTCTTTTGGTGTTTGCTGCATTTCGTCGTGTTTCCGGAATTCTTTTGACCGCACTGTTGCCCGATACGTTGACCTTTGGTGAACGTGTGAGTGCACTTGTTGTCGTCGTTGACTAAAGTCGCTACAGTATCAGGGTCACTGCCATTCCACAACGTTCGCAGTTCCAATTCGTTCAGAGAATACCTGACAGATATTCTATCTATAAATGCGTCCACTGTATTTTGTTGTGCTTTAACCAAGTCATTGAGTAGTTCTAAAATGGTACTGACTAAATTTTCCGACATGGTGAACGTTTGATGCAACTTTCAAAACACGAGCGTTCGTCACCGTTTCAATTCCACGACTACTTGGCATTGTCAGCAACACAGCTTAAATAACCCACAATGGGTTTCTTTTTAGTTCCATGCGCTGGGCATCGTTTCAATGTCGAGACTGATTTACCTTTTTTTATTTCAGGTAAATGTAGAATAAATTATGAACAATTATCTGACGTATTCTCAGCTTCAGGGAAATCAACCTCTGAACAATAAAAGTATGGATAAAACCTCTCATTACGAAAAAGAAAAACCACCTCGTGACTACCCGCACGCTCACGGTCAACCGTTGACGCAAATGCCCCAGTTTTCCGATGTTCTCGCCCACTCACCGGCCAGACAATCGCATTCCATCATGGCGAAAGAAGTAGTTCCTCTGCATCCCGCTCATCCTGCAGCGCAACCCGTCAAACACACGGCCGTCGATAAAATCGTGCGGCAACATCGCAGCGACAACGACCACGGCGGCGAAGATTGTCCCATTTTCAGTCTCTACAAAACCGATTTGCAATTCAACAAGTACATTGCCGCCACGGTCGCTGCTGCTGCTCATCAAAATGTCTTTCCCGTCGAATTCGATTGGCGTCATCACGTGTCTCTTCCCGTCGCCCGTCATCAGGGAACGTGTGCCAACAATTTCGCCGTCACCGTCGTCTCGACTCTGCAAGATCGACGCATCGTTCACGGCGAACCCGCGTTCGACTACACACCTTGCATGAAATGTCACTCGGCCGAAGGTAATGCCGCGCAACTTGTCAGTCAATTGTCGTCGTCGACCACGCCGCGTTGCTCGTGTCTCTCTAAAATTCAAGCCACCGTCGACAATGTGCGCTGGCTGACGGACATTGACGCCATCAAACAAGCGATCGTCACTCAAGGACCCGTCATAGCCGGTATGTTGGTCTACTCCAATTTCTTGTCGGGTCATTTCGGTGAACACGGCATCTATCTCGATCGTGTCGTCACTCATCATCCGCACACCAAATTCGCGTCTCCCGCGTCTCTCGTCGGCGCCATCACGGTCGTCATCGTCGGTTGGGGTGTCGCCGCCGACGTGCAAACCAGTTCTTTCACCTACGAATCGGTTCCCTACTGGATTTGTCGCAACACTTGGGGCCCGCAATGGGGACCGAACGATGGCTACTTTAAAATCGCGACGCATCGTCACAATAAACATGTGCAACTCGAACGACCCTTTCATTACAAGCAAGCCCAGTGCGGTGGAGTGATCACGTTCGATTTACGTCCCCTAGCCAAAGAGTCGGCTTGGTCCACTTACGGCATTCCTATAGCTGTCGCCGTCCTACTTGTCGTAATGCTTTACGGAGTTAAATTGAAACTTAAAAGCGTGCGCAGAAGGTAAAAACGAAAACGAAATGTTTTGTCTATTTGAAAATTATTTATCGTCAAAAGATCGAGACGTTCAACCAGTCGACCATGTCGACGTTGAATGTCAGCACGTCTACTTTGAAAATAATGACGGGACATTTTGCAATCGTTGTCGTCAACAAATGACGTGTCAAAACACCAACCAGGACCAAATTCAACAAAAGGCCAACATTGGCATTCGTAAAGAAATGGAATTTTTAAATCTCAGTCCGGAAATTGTCGAAATGACCAACAAGTACTTTATCATGGCCTGTAATCAACGTATTCATCGCGGAAACTACCGAAAAGCCATCATTTGCGCGTCGCTCTTTCACGTCTTGATGCTGAAAAAATGTCCTCAAAGTTACGACACGGTCATCAGGTGGTTTGGCTTGACCAATCATTTCGCCAATAAAGGCTTCAATTTAGTCAAACTAAAAATACCCGAATTGTGCTACCTGCGCGAGTCGTACTCGGACACGGCCGACATGATTTTCAAACACATCGGTCTCGAAAGGGACGAGACCTTTTTGAAATTCATCAATCGTCCCGATATTATGGCTTTTATTCGTACGAAAATCAATCGACGCATGTACATGATTGTCGCCGCTTTTGTTTTCATTTACATTCGCCGGCAATACAATCCCTCTATTGTTCTCGTGGATTTCTGTACCAAATTGGAATTGTCACCCACCGTTGTCGAACGCATTCTGAAATCTATTCCCCAAGAAATACATTTCTAAAAAAGTGTGAAAATTTTTTAGAAATATTTGATTTCATCTACATAAAGCTATTTGAGAGAGACTGCGCGCGCTCATCATGTCTCAAGCCAGGTACGATCAATGTGAACGCTTGTTGCGCACAGACGTTCACAAATTTGCTCTCGCTCTCATGGTGGACTACTCGTTTCAAAATACCATCGACTGGCCGAATCTTTTTAAACAGCTACCGCTTCACATCTCGTTCCCCGTGCACGTGCCCGAAAGCTTTAAATTGAAACTCGTCGAATCGCTGGTTGATTGGAAAAAAATGAGCCGCGAACCCGAACTCGCCACCGATATCATCGATATTTACGGTCACCGGTTGGACTGGTCGCTCATTTTACAGCATCGTTGCATCCCTCTACCCGCCGCCATCGTCGCCAAATATCAATCTAAATTCGATCGAGCCATTTGTCAGCTGTTGAACGATATTATTTAGAGATTTCCTACCACATCTTGACTCTCTTCAATCACGTATCCATATTTCTCTTTCAAAAGATCTGGATTCGTTTCTTTGACGGCCTTCCATCTTTTGCCTAGCTCTCGTCTGACGTCGGACGCGTTCATGTCGGGATGATCCTTTTTGATGGCGCGTCGTTCGTCGGTACAAAACAAATTATAAATACTCGGTCGGGCGTTCTTTTTCGGTCGCACTTTACTCTCCAAATACTTGTTGTAGCGCTCCCTGTCGACCATAGCCTTGTCGATAAACGGTTGTTTCTCCTGGTCGCTCAAATTGCGCCACGACTCTCCGAAAAGAATCATGACCTTGTTGGGTTTGATGCCGGGATTGGTTTCCAAAATCTCGCGACGTTTCGACTCGCAAAAAAAGAGGTAAGCGCTAATGTTTCGCTGAGGTCCCTGGACGACTTCTCTCTGTTTCAAGCCCAACATCAATCCCACGCGTTTCTGAGTCTCGCCGCTGTGCCATTTCTCGATCAGGTCCACGTTGCCAAACAAAAAGTCGTCCGACATGAATTGATTGATAGCATTAAGGATGGATAATTTGGATTTCGAAATCATGGTAATGGTTTTCTTAATGATGGACTACTTTTAACTAAATTAAACTGTGAGGAGAGAATAAAAAATCATGTTGACACCGGCTATTTGTCAAGATTTGGTAATGAAAACGAGTGACGCGTGCGGGTGCGGTCCCTTGGACGGCTGTCAACATCCGCGACACCAGCGACCCTACAAAATGCACGAATGGATGACGCGCGTACAGGCCATGAACAATTTGACCAACAAGCAGGGACGAGTGTACACGGCTACTGTCCGTCACGACGACGTCGATCATCGCGTCGTTCTCAAGCATTTCAACAAGCCGGCACTGTTTGATCACGCCCGACGCGAGTACGTGGCCGGACAGCACCTCAACGCTCTCAACGTGCCCATGTTTGTCGAAACGTACGCCTCGTTTCATCGCAATTCAGGACCCTACAACTTGACGCGTTTCGTCGACGGTGAAACCTTCAAATCGGCCATGTCGAAAATGTCGCGTCAAAAATTCATCACGCTCACCATGCAAATGTGCGTCGCGCTTGAAATGGCTCAATCGGCCTTCCGTTTCGGGCACTACGATTTACATTTGGAAAACGTCTTGATTCATTTTTCTAGTAAAAAAACGCAAATTCTTTTCGATCAATATCACGTGTCTTTTTCCAATTGTTTCAATCCCGTCATTATCGATTTTGGCATGTCGTGCGGCAGCGATAGCGTCACCGGTGAAACGTGGGGCATGCGACAGCTCGAAAAGAAAGGCATCTACGAACATTTGCGTCCCGGCTACGACATGTTTGTCTTTTTTCTCTACTGTCACCAAGAGCCGGGTAAATTCGCCTTCTTTGACATTGTCGTCAAGGTGCTGGAGAGTTTTTACAAACACGACGTCGATCAGCCGCGTCAGTATTTGCAAACGTTGCGACGCGGAGCCGACAGTAAAACACCCAAACAGCTCTTTGAATTTCTCGTCCAATTCTCGACGCACGTCATAGTCAAACCTCGACGCGTCTACACGCTAGGCGCCATCCAACCTCCGCCACCAGATGCCGTCATTGACACGTACGTCGACAGCGTCTTTTATCAGCAGTTACCGTCGGCAGAGTTGACACCTCAATCGGACGCCATGGCTTTTCGCTCGAGTAAATCCGTGGAATTCAAAATCAACATGTATTACAAGATTTGCCAAACGTCGCTGACGTCGTCCTACGAAAAATGGATCAAGATATTTGAGCGCGAAGTCAAGAAATACTGGAAAGAAAAAGACGCTCAAGAAGCTCGAAAAAGAATTAAATGGCAATTACCTGTTTCAGAAATTGCCAATGCGTCTTGAACGTGGACTATAAGGACACGGCCGATTTCTACGAAGATGACGACAAACCCAAACAGTGTGCCGGCGTTTGCGTCGTCAGTCGTCGCGGTATTTTAATCAATCAATCGTACAATCTCTACTGGGGTATTCCGAAAGGCATCGTCAACGAAAGCGAATCGTTGCGCGAGTGCGCCGTTCGTGAACTTTTCGAAGAGACCAACCTCAAGTTGGATAAGAGTCAACTGACGCGCAACATGTTCAAATTCAAGTACAAAAACATTAGCCGTCAAGTGTGCGTGTTTTTCGCTCACGTTGACGCCGTTGACGTTTTACCTAGGATAAATACGGGAAACGATGCCGAATCTACCGGCTGCGGTTTCATTCATCCCAAATGTCTCCTCGAATTATTTTATTCTGGAAAAATTAAGATTAATTATTTCACTAGGGTTCTCATTAATAAAATCTTTTTATGACATGAGAAAAAAGCCGACATCCTGGTGGCGAAACATTGGCAAAGGTCGTTTGTTTCTCATTGCCTTTGTCACGCTGTGCGTGTACGCCATTTTCAGACGTGCCCGCGGCGTTCGCGGCACTAGCGACCCCCATTTGCTCGGCAGCGATTGGCGCCAACGTTTTCCTCACGCTTTCAGACCAGTAGACACGTCCATTAGTACTTCAACCGCGCCGGCCGACAGTCGCGGTGAATTGGCTTGCCGACGTCACTTGGAGGAGCGCTTCAATCGACCCTTTCCCAAAAAGCGTCCCACTTTTTTGCGCAATCCCGTCACTAAAGTCGATCTCGAATTGGACTGCTACAACGCTGAGCTGGCTCTCGCCGTAGAATATCAAGGTAAACAGCATTACCACTACGTGCCTCATTTTCACTCGTCGCGTGACGCTTTTCTCAATCAAAAGTATAGGGATCAAATTAAAAGAGATTTGTGTTTGAAAAACAATATTGTTTTGATTGAAGTTCCCTATACAGTCATTGATATTGAATCGTTTTTGGATTTGAAACTGAAAGAGCATGGATACATCTAAACCGTCACACGTCAGACAATTATTTCCAGTAGATTCTTTGCCTCTGACGCCTTCACCTTCGCCGCCGCGTCGAAAAATCGCCGTCGCCGTTCGTCGTCGCTTTCTTACCCCCCATCCCCCGGTTCCTCTGCATCAGCTCATGTCGGAAATGTCTCTCGTCGGATCATCGGAACGTAAACGCAAGCAAACGTCGCCTCGTAAATTCACCGTCGGTCCCAAACGCAAAGCGCCATCGTCGGGAGTGGACCGATCGCCGCCACTTTCAGAACCTGTACAAAAATCTAAGAAAAAATCTCAACGTCCAGATTTGGTTCATCCTCACCATCAGACTAAACTTTTGGTTCCATTTGTGGTCAAAGCCGGTGATCGATTGATTAAGAATCTTTTCCCTTCTCAGACCATCACTATGCAAAAGAACGAGTACGGACTGTACGTGTACGAGGGTTTCGTTTTGGATAAGAAATCCGTGGTTGGTAAATATCTGGGTGATGGTCAAGTTACGCCTTTGACTGACGAAGATTTTGAAAAGGCCAAAGAATTAAAAATTATAATATAAATGTCTCAGTTATATCAGTGTATTAAACAAGCCTCGATAAAATACATGGATGTCGACCCGAGAGAAATGCGAGCCTTCATTTTGAAATGTAACAAAACATTAGACATGCAATGTATCATGATGGAAATTGTGGACCATTTTGTCGACGAAACGGCGACCAAAGTCGGTGCCGTTCGTTGCGATGAAGACGACTACATCAACATGGTTCTCGACTTGGAAACGATTCCTTTTAAATTGATGGTCTTGTTTTACACTTTCCTGTCGTTTCACGCCAACAGTGTGGCCGTCGATCGACAGCGATTGGGACATTGAATAAAATTTCAAAGATGTTAAAATTTTTGAAATTTAACCGACAGCCACTGATGTGCCGCCGGCCACTGGTACTTCTACTGGTGCCGTGTTACACTTTTCCATGTGGCTAATAATGATGCTCTCGTCTAGACTTGTCGTCATTCCCACATTGCTAAAGTGTACGTTCTTATCGTTTTTCAGCATATTTTTCAGTTCTTTGCAAACGTTAATGTTCAAACAGTCGTTTTCGTAAATAGTCTTACACAACGAATATTTGGAGGCGAGTTTGGATTTGCGGCTGTTGACGTAGTTTGATTTGCCGCGGACAATTATATATTGATCGTCTTCGATTTTGACGAGTGAAATTTTTTCGTAACACGTTCGTTTCATGATCTTTTTGGAGATTTCCAATGGCTGGTGCTGAAATATGCAGCCGCCACTGTCGGCGATCGTGTCGAAATAGTTTTTCACGACGAGACAAAAATCGCGACACACGCGTTCGACGATCGTCTCGTTGATGCCACTCACAATAACTTTTCCCGATTGAAAAACGAGAAAAGTGATGTAATAGTCTTTGCGTTCATCTAGACCCAATTTTTTACTGCTGACGCAATCTTTGTAAGGCACGTGCTCTACAAAGCTGACTTCGTCAAAGAAGCTGACGTTACGGTGCATGACCTCGGTCGTTCCGACGTTGTACTTGCACGTGAACGTGCCGGATGTTTGTGAATTGAAGCACGTGTAGTTATTATAGTGAGGAGCTATCGTTTGGAAAAAAGTCATTAGACTGTCGGGTTCAATAGGACGATTAAGGTCAAGGACAAAATTACTCATAACTTCGTAAATATAAATTTCGCAAGTATCATTTTCGTACATTTTGGGATACAATAGTTTAAGTAAAGAGATAACATACTGAATGGCTTCGTAAGCGCACTGAAGGGTAATATTGCCTGTGAATTGAAAGGAACCGTTTTTACAAATTTTCATGGAAATTTGCTTGTTGAAACTGAGAAGGTAGAGGTCGCAAGTGAAGGCGTTTTTGAAACCCGTCCGCAATTGGATGATGCTGTTAACCTTTTTGTCGTTGAAGATGTATTTGGAAAACAATTCCATACATTCTACAATGTTCAATTTTATTTCTTTACCGCTGGCAAATCTAGTCTTTCCCACCATTGTTCTTGTGGTGCAAAAGAAGGAACCGTTGTCGTAAGATGAAGGCATCATGGTGGTATTGGTTACGGCGGAACACATATTAACTTAGACATAAAGAAAGAATGTGTAAGATATCAACTTGCTTTTAATCAGAGGATATTTTTTTTAAAATCGGTATAACTCTTGAGAACGATTTCGTACTCGGCTTGGGTGACGATGCCGTCGGTGAGCACGTTGTCGACGACGTGATCGAGATGCGACAGTGTCGCTTGCGATCTGGCGACTATACTGGCGTATCGCGTCTGTTTATTTTTGTTGCGTTCTTCGGCGAGATCGCAGCAACTCGTCACCGCTAGTCCGCCAATAGCCAAGGGTACGGTGACGCCTACTGAAATGGGGAAGATGACGGCCGTAGCCACTAGGGGAATGGCGCACACGTTGACGAGCGAACGTATCGATTCGTTAAAGTTAGCCCAGCCTTTTTGTCTGCCCAATTTCTTTTCGTATTTGGCGAAGGTGTCGCGTACATCTTTTCGAGTTTCTTCCACCTTTACTATGCGTTTTCTGTTCAATTCCGACAGGTCGTTGACGTATTCGAATGGAAAATTGTGACGAGGCGGCGCCGTGGCGATATCGACCGCGACTTCCTTCATTTATTATATGATATACACGCATACAGATACACACAAATTACTGAATTTTTTTATTTTGGCTTAATGGAGCAAACACCGTCTTGACAGAAAAAATCGGGTTGTAAGGCCGGATGTTTGTACAAGGGTTTTCGTTTTTTGTTCTTTTTCGCCTGTTGTGCGGCTAAAGGTTTTTCCACTGTGGTGGTCACAACTTCATCTTCATTGTCGTGGGTAAATTGTCGAATTTCCTCGTCAATGGCGTCGGCTTCGCGTTTCAAGGCGTCAGGTAGACCCGTGACGTCGCGTGTGTCCGGTAGACTACTCGACAACTCAGGTAGGTCGCGTTGTTCATCGTCGGCCACGGCATCGGCCAATTGTGAAACAATGTCCTCTGGTTCATTGACCTCTTCTACTACTGCCGGCAGTGGTTCTGGAAGCGGTGCTGTTACTGCCGGTGGATCGTCAAAAATTTCTGTAATTTTCGACGTCCGCGGCAGTGGCGACGTCCCGGCCAACGCTTCGGCTTGTCTGGACCACAAAGCCGCTAGTAATACTTCTGGAGGCACCATGGGCGGCGGCGGCGATGCTGGGCGAGGTGGAGTTGGTCGTGCAGCAGCTGCAGGCATGGGTTTTGGTGTTGCCGCCGGCATGGATACAAGCTTTGCCTGCGTTGGTGGTGGCGCTGGTTCATCATCATCATTTTCTTCTTCTATTTCGTCTAGCTGACGCATTTGCTGAGATAATTCGTAATCACTCGTATCGATAGTTTCCTTTAAAAAATCGTTCTTCTTTTTCAAAAGATTAGGTCCTATGAACGAAATGAGAGGCGTGATGGCTGTCGTGGCCAGATTCATGAGTTGCGACGTTTCTTCAGCTGGCGAAGGTTCCAATTCGATGCCCTCCATCAGCGATTTGACGAGTCGTTTTTGTTTCTCTAATTCTCGGCGGCACTGATCGTGTTTGCGCTTGAAATAGAAGAGAGCCAACGATAACGCGATGCACGCCAGGACCAGAATTTTGTTCATTTTTTATTATTAGAGAGTTAAGAGTTTGTCGTTTTACAATACAAAAAGATACGACGATGATGCACGTAGATCAGCAGCAACAACGTGTCCTTTTCGAAGCCGTGTCTCGAGCCAAGGGACTCTTTTACAAGAATCTCTTTGATTTACATTTACAAATTAGTCCTTTGTGCGACAAAAATCCTCGCATCCGGCAAACGTGTTTCAAAATTCGCAACAACGGTCTGCAAATCTATACCAATGTCCAACACCACATTCACGCCAATGCCAAAGTGACCAAAGAGGCTTTCGATACGTACACGTTGACCGGCGACGTGGAAGAGCTCAACATTGGCATCAGTCTAGAGTACCTGAAAACGACGTTCAAAAACGCCAAAAAGACGGACGACGTTGTTTTCACCGTTCTCAGCGACGACACGGACGACACTCTTCCCGGAAATATTTGCATTCAAATCATTAAGACTCAAAAGACGTCGAAAAATAGTCAAACCAACGACTATCCCAAAGTGAAATCCAACGCTAAAATCAAAGTGACTCTCGTTCAGAATCAGCTACTCGAATTCGGTGAACGCATCACCGATCCCGTCAACGTTTCCAACGAAGAATACCTCAGCATTTGTCGCAACATTCAAATGCAACCCGGATGGATCGACATTTCACGCAGCGAACAGAGTCTCAAATTTGCTTTCCAAGTCAACGAAATCATCGAATGTTCCACCATTATCGGTGAAGCCAGTGAACCGCTATCGCCGCCTCAACGTTTCAATGCCAACAACATCAAAAGTACCAACAAAATCGCCACTTTTGGACCTCAACTGAAAATCTACTTGAATAAACATCAGCCGATGGTGATTGAGAGTAACAATGAACACATCAATATCGGAATCTGGGTCAAATCCAATGACCAAATTTCTGAAGAAAATAAATAATATAAAATGATGAATAGAAAGGTGTTTGTAGGTGGAATCATCATCAGTCTATTGGCGATAGTCTACTTGCTGTCGTATCCGAAACCCGTCACCCCCACCGTTCAACAACAGCGACCAGTCGTCGTCTACGAAGCCATGAAACGACCGGCTCCCGTCAGACGTCCTCTGCGCTCCTTTCGTCTTCCTGCTCCTGCTTCTCCTAAGCCGGTAACCGTTTCACCACCAGTACCAGTACCAATGCCAGCTCACGTCATGTTGACGCAAACGAGCGAATCTGCTCGTCCAGATGAAGAGTCGCGTCCTTTTCCCGATGAAGCGCCGCCATCATTCGTCGAACCGCCTCCGCCACCGCCGCCGCGTTTAGCTCCATCGTCGCTCACGCAGGCGTACACGCCCACAGTGTTACCTCGAAGAGCCAGAGCGTTACCGATGAGTCGTAAAAGTTTCCGGTCCATGCCACCGCAATCTTTTACGCCACCACCACCACCACCACCTGAAGCGGATCGGCGACCCGTGACGCTCATTAAAGATCTTTGAATAGTGTCATTTTAAAAGTTTTGGTTAATTTTTAAAATGATAGAGTTTTCTGTGGCGTTTCATGGCTCGTTCATTTTTGACGCTTTTACCGCACGTTGAACATTGACACGGGTCTTGTTCGATGCGAGTCACGCAGCACTGAAATTCTCGTTCGTTTAACCACAACGGTCGATAGCCGCACGACTGAAACACATAGTTGACCAACGACTGATGACTGGACGTTTCAAACCATAACGTTTCGTAACCTTTAGCGAAATTACCCGTCGATGTGACGACGACCACGCACACGGCGGTCGTGTCATTCCTCCACGTAGCCGACCAATTGGCGTCGAATTTCAAACAAATTCCTCGACGTTGACATGCGGCAAAAAGAGTCATTGTCACAACACATATATTACACGACCGGACGGCCAGCGAAGAAGCTATGCTCTCTGTCTTTATATAATATTCGTTCCTCATTTCTCTAAATTAATAAATTATGAATAATCAGTTATGGTTGATTATGTTTTTCGTGGTGATCTTGGGAGTACTCGGAGTTTTTGCCTTTACAGAGAAAAGACGGTCACCTGCACCGTTACCACCGGCTGAACCCACGTACGGTCTGTACGGTGGCGCGCCTCTCATGTTTAACGGTGCCATTCTACCGGCGACGATCGATTTACCTAATCCACCCCAACCCCCCATCGCGGCCTACACGCCTTACGGTGCCTATTCGGAACAGTCGCTAGGCTTTCCCATCGGCAACTATTGGCCCAGACCGGACATGATGACGTTTCCCGAGTTTACAATCCCCACCTACATCAATGCTCCCGATAGTACGATGAAACCTCCAGTACCGGGACCCGGACCCGCGCCCGGACCCGTGCCCGTACCCGTGCCTGGACCCGTCGACGCCAAACTTGCCGCTAATTTAACGAAATATTTCAAACAATTGTGGCCAAATATGACGACGTTGACTGACCCGGTCAAATTGGAACAAATCTACGACAATTTAGACGCCTACTATCTCGATTGGATTCCAGGCAAAGAAAAAGCCTCAGCGTCCAACTACAAAACCGATCGTATGCCTTTGTTGACGGCCATCGATTCCGACGCCAAACTCGACTACTCGCGACTATTTGACGGCAACGTGTGCGATTGTTTGCGTATCGCTCACAAAGAATGCATCTACAGTCCTAATCGATTGCAAGCCAAAGAACTTTTGGACTGTCCCACGTGGCCCTACATGGTCGTCAATTTGACCAACGCGTGGCTCATGAAACGCGCCTATGATACCAACAATCCCGATAGCAATTATCGCAAAGATACCATCGTTCGAAACGGCATGTCGGGCATGAAAGGATTTCCCAACGATTCTTTTTACGAAGGTTTCGTCTATCCGGGCGAATACGCCGTCCCCGATTTGTGCAGCAGTAAACCCGATCCGTTTTTCGACGAAATGCAACCCGGTCTGACGTCCGGTGGTCAGCCACTCAACATGTCGCGTCGCAATCCACCGTGGTGGTATCCTCAAGATTGCTCTTCGACGGCTTGCGAATTCCCCGACGAAAAATGTTTGACCGTCGTCAGCGACGGCTCGTATGGTGGATCTCAATCCAAGGGCACCTTTAAACGTTGCTATCGCGACGGAACGTACACGATCGGCAATAAAGCTCCCGCTTCGGCGTCACGTAGCGGCTTTGTGCGCGAATACTTGACGACCGACCTGAAAGACGACTGTCCCGGCGGTTTCCCGCCCAACATTTGCGCCGACGTTTCTCCGCGCGATTATCGCGGCTACTGGACGTACCCTTTAGTCGGTTGCGGATTGTGGTGGACCGTCGGCAAATCGGTGGCCGTCAACACTAAACTCGGTCTGCTCTTGGCTCCCAAATCGGAACAGGGATTGGGTCTGGATTTCGATAAACTCATGGAATTGCGCACGCAAACCAACGCTTTCGAACAGAATTTGTTCCAACAAGTCAATCGAGTCATGCAAATCATTCGCGACGGTAGCGTACCCGCTAACGGCACCATGTGGCCGGCTATGACGTTGGACGTATTGAAACAGCACGGTTACAAGGGCGCTCAGATTGCCGATAGAACGCAAGCCTTCAGCGCCGCCAAAGATCTCGTAGCCTACTGGTACAAAGAAGGCTATACGGGTCTCGATTCCACTCCTCACGGTTTCAATTACAATTACTCGAAATATTTCCCGTTGGGTTGTCATTTTTCGTACGCGTCTCGTTTCGATCATTTGCTCACCTCGTACATGACGGTAGCCAAATTGGATTCCATTCAGTTTTTAGTGGAACCGCAAAACGTCAAAGTCGGTCTGCGTCCGGCCTACATGTTTGAAATTTTCAGCAAGAAACCTCGAACGGCTGATGCTATGGTCGGTTCGGCATTCCAAGATTTCAGTATCACGTCGTGTCGCGCGTGCTACAGTCTCGATCCGGGACCTCAAATCGAACAGTACATCAAGTACGGCTACTTGCCGGCATCGGCCGTCACCACCAAGAAACTCATCGATCCCGCCGTCTTTTTGGCTCGTGCCAGTGCCAAGAGTTTCACTCCGGCCGTGCTTTAAGTTTGCATCAGAAAGCCTCATCGCCTACAACATAAAGATAATGAGTACGCGTGTCGTTTTGAAACGCGTCGAAGACGAACAACGTCTACGCGATCGTTTTACGGTCGTTCTCGAAGACAAGACGACTCGCGTGTGTTTTGTCGACGGTGTTTGGCCGACGTTCAGTGTCCCTTTCTCGGCCGTACCGACGAGCGGCAACAATCGCTTGTATCGACCTTGTCTCTCGTTTCCCCGATTCACGGGCACGTTGCGTCCCGAACAGGTCAATATTCATCAAAATGCTCGCATCAAATTGGCCGAAACGCACGTTGTCATGATTAGCTGTTTTCCCGGTTTCGGGAAAACCATAACCACCCTGTCGTTGGTGTGCTCTCTTCGCTTGCCGGCCATCATCGTCTGTCATCGCGTCTGTTTGGTTCAACAATGGCGCGAATCGATCGCCACGTTTTGCAGCGGCGATGCTCTCGTCGTCGACTTGCCAGGCTACACGGGCACCGACTATCATTTTGGCATCATCAACATTGCCAACGTTCACAAATTAAACGACATCCCGGTCGATCACGTGCTCGTCACCGATGAAACCCACTTGTTGCTCAGCGAAAAACGCAGTTTGAATTTGTTGAAATTCTGTCCCAAACGATTCATCGGCTTGACGGCGACACCCTATCGTCCCGATGAACTGCACGTCTTGTTTAAATTTTTTTACGGTGAAAATTTCATCGTGAAAAAATTGTTCAAAAAACACGATATCTACACGGTGTACACGGGCATAGTGATGCTCGAGCGGCGCATTTACGGCAAACTCGACTGGAACTACATGTTGGAACAGCAAGCCACCAACGTGCAGCGTCATCGTTTACTGGTCGACATTATTCAAACGTTCCCCGCTGACCGCACGTGGCTCGTGCTCGTCAAACGCGTGGCTCACGGTGAAGCGTTGCGCGATTTACTTTTGACCGTGCGACCGTCGCGCGTCGTCAGCCTCCTCACGGGCAACGTGCACACGTACGACAAACAGTGCGACATTTTGATCGGCACCGTTGGCAAAATCGGGACGGGTTTCGATTTTCCCAAATTGGATTCCCTACTCGTCGCTGCCGACATGGTTCAATACTATATCCAATTTCTGGGCAGAGTCATGCGAACGAAAAACGTGCCCGTCGTCGTCGACGTGGTCGACCAGCACGCCATCATGAATTTGCACTACTTGTCTCGCAAAAAAGAATATCTCGAACACGGAGGGCGCATCATCAATGCCAACGAACGCGTTCGAGATTTAACCACCACCACTACTAACCCGTAGCGGCGGCGGCTTCGACGTCTCGCGAAACGATCGTCACGTGCAACGATTTACATTTCATGGGAAAGACGAAATGCTTCCTGAATTCGTCGACAAATTCGCTAAAAATAGTCAATCGAAGATCAAAGACGGTCGTCTGTTTGGTTCTATAGATGAAAGAATTGAGCGATTCCGTGTGATGCCTCAGTCGGCACATGTTGTGACTTTCGTTGACAAACACCCCGGGACCGATCAGTTTAGTTTTCTTGCAAAAATCGTATTTACATCGGGTAATATTGGTAAAATGATGCGCGAATTTACACAGATTATTGTAGACGCACGGTTTCTTTAGCAAATAGAGTCGACAGAGTTTCACGTTGACGACGCGTGACGGCACCGTCGGATGCCTCGTGTTCCATCGCTGAGGTATCGTGTACACTTGGACGTGATTGTTGAACATTTTATCGATATCGTCCGTCGACTCGAACAAATTATAGTGGATAGGTTTCGGAAATATATATCGTCTTTTTTTGGTTGTCATCTCGTCTGGATCGTCATCGTCGTCATCGCCACCGCTGCTGCTGCGATATTCGACAATGGCCGCGTCTCCATCGTAATCGAAATAGTCATCCAACTCTTCTTCGCTGCTGACGAGCAAGTCGTCTTCGGGTACCGCCGCGATTTCATCCGACATTTTTCTATTGTTCTTGACCAATTCTTTATCATCTTGAATTACACAACATTTTTTGAAAAATTAATTTGTCTTGTACAATTCTTTGACGCGTTGCAGCGTCTGTTCTTCTTTGCCCAGTCGACGATTGACGTGGTTGTGAAACGTGAACCAAAAGTAAAACAAATTGGCTTTGTTCAGACACGCCCATGTCAACGCTTCTCCTCCCATTTCACTCGTGTAGGTGTAGGCCAAATGTTGGGCTGCCGTCGTCGGCAACCAGATGTGAAACGTTTCGAGAAATTGACGCATGCGCGTCTGATCTGCAAACGTGGGTTGATCTCGATACGTCAACGCCGTCATGTGTAAAAAGAACCAGAATGGCGGTCCCCATCCCGCCACGCGCGTCGAATACATGTTTCTGGCTTGCATTAAACCGACGAGCGGTTTGTGAAGGCGTTGATTGACGGCGTTGTGAAAATGGACGTAAAACTCGAAAAGCGATTGACGCGACATGGTCGCTTGCAATAAATTGGATTTCGACACGTAGTCTCGAGCGTGTTGCTGACAATAGGGACAGGGTAACAAATTGGGCAACAAGATGAGAAAGTCAATGGCCGCTTTTACGTGAGGCGACGATGGTGTCGCCGGATAGGCCAGACTGCTCGTGTGTAAAAAGAACCAAAAAGAAGGTCCCCAATCGGTCGTCGATCTAAACGATGATCTGTTTGCGTTCATTTATTGGAGGTTATTAAACGTAGTCGTACATGACGTTCATTTGCGGCGCAAAACTGGCTCTACGATGGCGACGACTCGACCGACGCATGGTACGTCTCATGGTCGTGGCCGAAGCGCGACGTTTAGACTTTCGGCGTTTAGTTCGACGAGACTTTCTACGCGATTTCTTTGTCACTCTGGCCATGAAACACTTTCGTTTTCCATTGGCCCTAAAGCAAACTTTTCTCTTTCTAGTACGAGCTACCATTTTATTTAAATAAAATTAATAACGGCGGCGACGTTTGCTGGTCTTGCGACGTTTACTAGATTTGCGCGACTTTCTTTTTGAACGTCGCTTGGAGCGACGTTTGGACTTGCGAGATTTGCGACGAGCCTTGGCTGCCGCCGGTCCCAACAGGAAATCCGGTGGCGGTGGCAGCTCAGCCTCTATTGACGGTGTCAGAAATACTGACGGTGCGTCTTCCGCGAGATCTAGGGAGGGATCGTAATTTCTCGGTCCAAAATAGGTCGTCTTGGGGTACGGACGACGACGAGTGTACCTTCGTCTCGTCCTTCTTTTGGTAGTGACACGTTTATTGGACCCTCTTTTAAACCAATAACATCTCTTATAGTATCCTTTTCCTTTTCTAGATTTGACCATTATTATTTATTAATATCAATTGATTTTAAAATTGCTCACAAATTTTAATGTAGTTTGTGTGTACACACGATGAATGATTTAGAAAAGTTTGATTTCAATCTGGACGCTCGCGATGAGGACATGTGGTCGTTGCTGGCATTTGTCCAAGTGTACGACATCAAGAGTCTTCCGGTCGAAGTGTCGCAACAGTTGACGCGGTTCTATTGCGACAAAATTCGTCAGGTTTCGAAACAAACAGGTCGTGACGTCATGGACGACCATTTTCTCAATACGGTTCACTATTGCATTTGTCGTGGCTACGAATTTTTTCGTAACCTAACACCCTTCAAATTGCGCGTGTGTTTGGCGACGCGATCGCAAGTGAATGCCTACTGGCTCGAACGCATTGCTTCGTTGATGCAATTTCTATAAGTTCCAATATTTTTCATGGAATATTGGAACTATTTCTTAATATAAATCTTTGATTCGAATAAAGAAAAATGATGCAAACACTTCAATCGAATGCTTTCGAGACTCTTGTCGTAGAGTTCAAAAAATATCTGGCTTTACAGGTGCCGTCCGAGTTGGCCGTCGTCTTTCTGACGGGTAGCGACTGCAAGTATTGCGTGGAAATGCGAGAGGTCATTGATCGTGTCATGCCTCGCTATATAGGCAAAGTGCAATTTTTCACCGTCAATTTGAGCGAGAACAAGTCGGTCGTCTCGAAAGCCGAAGGTAGCGTCTATCAGGATGGCAGCGACGCTTCCATTCAACACGTACCCATCGTTATTTTCTATCGCAAACAAATGCCCATCGCTCGTTTCAAGGGTCAGTACAACGAACACGATTTCGCTCAGTTCATCGCGTCCGCGATCGAAGGTTCGGTCGCGGTTCCAGCTTACGCTCCGCCTCCGTCGTACGCGCCACCACCCGCCGCCGCCGCTGGGTATCCAGTAGAGCAGCCGGTTGCCGCCTCCGCTTATCAGCAGCAGCCGTACGCCTATCAACAGGCAACGCCGCAACAGTATCAGCAGCAGCAGCAGCATTATCAACCGACTGCGGCGACGGCACCGGCTAAACTTCAGCAATCGTACTACAACACTCCGTACCGTCAACCTCCTCTGCAGCAGCACCAACAAGATCTCTACAACAGACCGGGAGCAGCTGCCGCCGCCGCCGACAACGCGCCCAGCATCGAAAACTGTAGCGGACGTAAATTTTGCTATTCTACCTACGCAAATGCTTATAACAGTTGTTAAATAATTGTTTGATGTAGATAAAAATGGAGAAGCACATTGAATGGCTATCTCGCAAAAGCGATGTGTTGAAAATGTTTTTCATGATGATTCCCGTCGGCGACGCTTTCCATTTACCCGATTGCAGTTGGGCGTCAGAGACGCGAGGACCCGACACGTGCGTCTGTCAGCACATTATGTGGCGCGTTTACGGCGTTTTGACTAGCAGCAGCAGCAACGGCGGCGACGGCCCTCAGTCGCTCGTATAGCGCTTCCGTCACGTAATCTGGACAATCGACGTGCACGTGATCGACGTAGAAAACGACAGCGACAACGTCAAAGGTCACATGTCGTCACGCGAATTCTCTCAACCATTTCAATGTCGACTCCAAATAACGACTCGTGTACGCTTCTGTAAATGTTGCCGTTTCCTTGTACCATTCTTGATATGTTTTTATCCAATACATGAGTACCCCCTGTAAGTCTTTTGATTCCAATGTCGCGTGACACGCTTCGATGGGGACGATAGAGTCGTCGAGGTGAAACAAGTGCGTAAACAATTGGTTTTCGCGCAACGTCCGGACGCTTTTCCAGCGACCCACATCTCGCCATTGTCGTTCATTATCGCTACAGCTGCTGCTACCGCTGCTGCTACAATCGGAATTGTAACCCGAAGCTCCTCCTTCCGTTGTGGGCGGAGTTTCATCTTCGTCGCGTGGGTAGTCGGCGCATTGAGTCACTCGCGCTAGCAAATCAAAAAGACTGCGTTTGAATTGTCGATGGCGTCGAGCGTGTCGCAACCCGACTTCAAATTCCACGCCCCAATGCTGAAAATTCTTTTGCAGAATGTAAATGTCGTGGATGGGACAAAAGACCATAGGATTCATGTAGTGATGCGTTTGAGTCATGGGCGCGCGTAAACCTGTCACGCCCCGACAGTAGCTGAACCCGAAATCGATCATGATGGGACGATAGTCATCGTACGGCAATATGGTACGCGTGCCGTCGTTGAACGTGTACACGTGTTTACTTTGCGACGCTTTCACCATAAGAATGTTGTCGAAATGCAAGTCGTAATGGGTGAAATCGCAGATTTCTCTGGCCACTTTGAGCATGCAATAGAGATGCAAATAAATGAGCTCTTTTTCGCTCGTGTTCAGCTCGTCCATAGCGTCGTACAGAGTGAATTCGTGTTCGATAAACTCCATGACAATACACTGCGATTTCGCCGTTTCCTTATAGTCCAGCAGTCGAGGGAAAAAAGATTTCATTCTCTGGTCGCTGTTCAAGACGAGCATAACGTCGCGTTCGTGTTGCAAATTCACGTCCGGTAAGCTATTGGTCTTGTAAATGGCTTTCTTTTTTTTATATTTTCCCTCGTAGACGGTGCCGTAGTTTCCTTGTTTGGATAGTTTTTTCATCGTATATGTGTGTTTATGTGTCTCGGTTGATTCTTTTTAGGAGCCAAATAAATTTGATTCACCACGATTACCTGTAAATTTTACAGATATATTGAACGTCGAGCTAAAAGAACGTATTACCACAATAAAAATGACTGAAAAGATGGTTTCTCAAGAAAAGATGGTTCGTCAAGGAAAGTTGCACGTGCGTCAAAAGAAGCAGACGCGCAACGAGAGCATCAAGTCGTGCAAAGAGACACTGGAACGGCTCATCAACACCTATCAGATGGAGCCAGAGTTTGCTCACGATTTGGAAGAGTTTAGCAAGCTCTTTGCGTCCATGTTGAAAACGCTCGAAACGGTGAAAAAGACGCGCAACAATGCCAACACGGGATTGGGTAAGAGTCGACCCGTCACGGCCGCCACGCGCGCTTTCATCAAGCAAGTGTCTGGCGACGACAACGACAACGGGGCGTGTTCTCGTTCCGTTCTCACCAGTCTCATCAGCCGCTACGTCAAGGAAAAGCAACTTCAAACCCACGAACGCAAAACCTTGTTCCAATGCGACGAGGCGTTGTGTAGCATTCTCCAATGTACCGCCTCCATGTGCAACGATGCCAAGAAATTGGAAAAGTACTTGGAACTCGAGTGCATTCAAAACCGCGCCTACATGCAACAGTATATAATCGGCTTACTCGAGTCTGGTTCAACCATTGAGTTGGCGGACGAGCTGAAGTTGCGTGAAAACGATTTGATTTCCTGGACAGAATTACAGAAGATTTTGTTTTTAACTTTCGAAGATGAACAGCAAAGCAGCCCTAGCCAATAAATTTGCCGAGAAAGCCGGTTTGACCGATGCCAAATCGACCACCATCCCATCGTGTAAGTCCATCAACAAGCCGGCCGGACTTTTTATTGGCGAAGACAATTTGAAGTCTTCTGGATGGAAACCTGAACTGATGGCTGTTGGAAAACCTCATAAACTTGTAACTCGAAAACTCGACCCCATTACCAAAGGCTTTGAAGAAAAGCCAGGTATTCTTTTGGATGCTCCACGCCTTCTCATTTTACGTTCGTCACCGTTACTTTGTAAAAATCTTAACACTGGTTATGTTGATGGCTTGTGGAATGCTCCTCTGCACAAACCGGTATCTTATTTGAGATGTATGAGACGTCATTTAGTTTTGTTTGTCGATGAAAAAAATGAGCCGATGCACACTCGTCCCATTCAATTGAGTGCTATGGGACATTTTATGTATAACTTTGATAAAATGTATGAGAAATTTGTTGTCACCATGATGGCCCAGGAGAACTTGCCTTTTGGCGGTAAATTGGACGACACTACGGACAACAAACAGCTCTACTTTTCCAGCTTGTTTGTTTACGCTCCTATTTTCCAGTCGCAAGCCGTCGGCACGCCACCCAATTCGTCGATGGCGTGCATCACTACCGATTTCAAACCCAGCGTCATGATTGAAGCCAACGATGAGCACATGGAAGTTTTCCAAGCCGGAAAGAATTGGTGGAAAAAGGCCGTCAAAAGTTTGTCGTCACTGGAACCTTCTCCCACTCCAACCGTGGTCGACTCGAATTTCGGCGGCGGCGAGAACATTATCTACGAAGAAGAAGTCGACTTTTAATTTTCTTTGTGTTGGTAGTCACATGTAGTAGTGATGGTAGAAAAACAGTAGTTGGTAGTAGTTGGTAAACTTTCAATATTTTTCACATTTTAAATATTGAAAGTATATAACAATAAAATATGTCTGACGTGATAAAGTTGGAAAAATTGCCCAATTATGATTGTATTTTGCCCAACCAATACACGTATAAAGATCGAAAAGCTAGAGGTTCGAAAATTATCATTGTCGGCAAACCCGGTTCGGGTAAATCGACGTTGCTCAAATCGATTCTGAAAGCCAAAAGCGATATCATTAAAACGGGCATTGCCATGTCCGGCAGTGAAGGTGCCAATGAATTTTATAGGGAATTTTTCCCGCCACTTTTCGTCTACGAAGAGTACGACGATCAAGTGCTAGCCGACGCTTTGACACGTCAATCCAAGGTTATTAGCAACAAGGAATTGGCCGACGAAGACAAGTGGTTGGCCGTCATTTTAGACGATTGTGCAGATCAGCCTAGCGTTTTTAGACAGAAAATTCAGAAAACTTTGTTTAAAAACGGAAGTCATTTTAGAATGTTTTACATTATATGCATGCAATTCGCGTTGGACATGCCGTTGAACGTGCGCACGGCCGTCGACGGCGTCTTTCTCTTTCGCGAAACCAACTTGGAATCGCTCAAGCTCATGTACGTCAACTACGCCGCCATCGTGCCGTCGTTTGACTTGTTCAAACAACTCATGCTCCACTACACGGGCGACCATCAATGTCTCTTTTTGAACAACGCTCTCCAGTCCAACGATTGGAAACAGTGCGTCTACTATTGTAAAGCCGACGTGGTCGACGGTTCGTGGCGTTTCGGTTCTTTCGACCTGCACCAATGGAACAACGAACGATTCAATCCGTTGTGGGACGATCCAGAGTATCAAATGAATCAAGCACTCAAAGAGTTGCCTACTACTAATCGCTAAACATTTGCGTCCATATCGGTGTTCCGTCGCTTTTACGCACGGCGCCGACACCGATTCGTTTGTACGACGTGCCCAAAATATTGCTACGGTGACCCGGTGAATTCATCCATCCTCGCATGACGGCTTCGGGTGTCCCGTAGCCTGCGGCGATATTCTCTCCTATGGCTCCCCACGGGTAGCCGGCTTTACGAGCCCTATCTCCCGGAGTTTCGCCGCTGGGATTGTTATGATCGAAAAATCGTCGACTGTTCATGTCGGCGCTGTGCGCGCGGCTAATGTCGGCCAATTTGGAGTCAAACACCAGTTGAGCTAGACCGCGACTCGATCTTTCGGCGTTGGTGATTCTCGCCACTTGACCTTCCCATCCATCAGGAGCCGGTAGAGAAGGTTCAGCTGGTCGTCGCGGTCCCGAAGACGACGAATTCAACAAGATAAGCACCACTACAAAGAGTAGAAACCCACCAAAGACCAATAACATTTTTTGAGAATTTAACATTTTATCTCTATTAAAGGTAGATTATTGTAAAAAAAACTAGGCCGCCATGACGACAAACAGCAGCAGCAGCGTCTACATTATCGACGATTTGTTGGACGAAATCGACGTGTTGAATTTGTTGGCGGCCGTTTCGGACGAAAAGGAGAATTTCTTTCCAACGGGCACTGTGACCAACGCGGTCGACTATCGTCGATCGACCATGATGAATGTGACACCGGCTTTTATTCGACAACTGTTTCACCATAAAGTGATCTCTTTACTGCCCGAAATGTGCCGTCATTTATGGCATCCCGATTTCATCTTGGACGACTCGGCTTTCGAGTGTCAAGTGACTCGCAGCGGTCACGGTGATTTCTATTTGGAACACACGGACAATTGTACACCGTGCGAATTACGCGAACTCACCTACGTCTACTATTTTCACACCAATCAGTTCACCGGTGGAGAATTGGTCTTTATCGACGATGGCACTATTGTGAAACCGCTTCGAAACCGTCTCGTCGTTTTCGATTCGTCGCGCATGCATCAAGTGTTGCCCGTCACCGTGACGGGTGCCAACACGTTCGAAAACGGTCGTTTCACCGTCAACGGCTGGATCCGACGACGTGCCGACCCGTAAAAAAATTCAAAATAAGATGTGTGTTATTTTGAATTTTGTATATGCGTGTGCGTGTGTGCGTGTGTGTGTTTAATATCGCGTGGCGATAGTGACGTCGCCAACATTGTTGACCATTTCTCTGTAGAGTGGAATCATGCCGCTCGTTTGCATGACCATTTCGTTGTCGGGTGAAAATTCGGCTCCCGCGTTGATGTTGTGTCCACCGTACGTGGACTGGTATTTGAGCAAACCCAATTCGTTGGTGGTGTCGTTGTGTCGACCGCCCATCACCGTCATGGCTCCTTCGCGCAAATCAATGTGCGGCGTGACGGCCGGTTTGAACCAATTGTCGCCCGATAGAGGAGCGATAGGCAAATCGCCTCGAATGGGATCACCGAGAGAAAAGAGTCGGCTCATCTTGTTGGCGTAGACGGCGCGCGGGTAAATGACTGGCTGCAATTGACCGCTATGGCTCAAACCCAACGGGTTCATGGGATCCACGGCCAAGTATTGCGTGTCGGGTACGGGTCCTTGCAGAGCCGAAGTGTAGGGAACGTCGGCGACGCGCGGTGCCACGTTACTCGTCTGATTGGGAGGCACAGTGTAATTCAAGGTGAAATTGGTGGTGGGCGGTGCCAACATATCGCTAGCTTCAGCGCGACGCGGACGCACCAGCATGTCGCTGCTCATCATTCTTGCCGGTTGAGGCACCATCGATGCCGCCGGTTGTCTAGTGGTGTTGTAATCGAGCGTGGTCGTCATGGCTCGAGGAGGAGGCTCTTCGAATCGATACGACAAGGGCGGCATGAATGTTTCAATGAGGGACGGCGATTTTCTTTTCGTCCACGCGGCGCACAATCCGACAGCAATTAAAAGTGTCAATATAACTTGAATCATTTATTATTAACATCCACATGTTGTGAAATATTTTGCGAACGACTGAGCGCGTCTTTAGCGTCGAACGAGAAAATAGTAAAGGCCGATTCCTGCAGCCATAGCAGCGATGAAAAATCCTAGGCAAGCGTAATCCATATTTTATTATAACGTGGTTTTAATCAAATCATATCCTTGTTGAAAAAGTTTTATTTTCGTCTCATGATCCAACGAAATGATGGATTCCACTCCGCCTCCGTCGGCTTCGAATTCGTAGAGACGATGAATTTTCGAGCACGCTTCGAGACGCGACTTGTCGAGCAAACGACTCGGTACACTAAAGACAATGTCGACCAATTCTTTGAGACCCGGTGCCGGTGGCGGAAGTGTCGTCGGCAACGGTAACGTTCGCGGTCGAAAACATAGAGCCATGATTCGTTCGCTGAAATCAAAATCTTGAGCCACATCGACGGCCAAATTGTTGACGATGCCTCCATCCATGTAGACGTGCTGGGTTTCGACGCAGCGCGGCAACGTTCCCAACGGGATGGCGCAACTGAAGAGAACGGCGTTAATGACGCTATAGTCGGGTGTAGTGATGACGCTGAAAATCTCTTGTCGCCGCATCGTCACGTTGAAGGCAATGACAAAAAAAAACTTGCCAGTTTTTTTGAATAGTTGCTCGAACGTGACTTGAACATCGAGATAGGTGGGCATAACGGTGGGCAGTAGACTGTGCACGTACGGCGGCCGCGTGCTAAACTGGAAAATCTTTTTCAACGGCAACAGATCGTACTGTTGCGACGGCGTGTGACCGCACAGGAACAGCAAACAAATGATGCTACCGACGCTCGTACCGCAATACGTCGTGATGCGTTCCAAATGGCCGTGCTCTTTCAAGTAGTGCAAGCCGCCCAAATACTGGACGCCCTTGAATCCTCCGCCGCCGATGACGAGCGTGTCGCACAGCTCGGTTCTCTGACAATTTCCATTACCAATATCGAAATTGTAGTGATGGAAATGGCCCATAATTTATTTATATCGTGTGTGATAAATATATTATTTTTCTTGGAGTGAATTTTTTAAAGATAAAAATGAATAAGACTCCAATTTACAAAATTTTGCACAACGACAACACGGCAGATAGGCTGGACCGTTTGGAACGTTTGTTGGAACGCGTGCTCCAGCAACAGCAGCAGCGAATAATGCCAGCGGCGGCAACAATCGCTACACCCCCCACCATGTACGCTCCTTCGAATGTGGTCAAGAGCCAAGCGGATTGCGTCAAATGCGCGACGCGGGCCGCCACGTCGGAAAAGGTGCTCTATTTCGCTCTCGGCGGTGTTCTCGTTCTCCTCGTCACTTTGACGATTAAAAATATGAAAAATAACCGAGGCCAAAAGTACGGCAGATAACCTTAAAAAGTGGAAACATGTTTTGCGATTTCTGTATGTTTAGTAGCGCCAACGACGGGGAGTTTAAGAAACATTTTCGTCGCGCCCCCTGTCGCACGGCTCGATCGATTCTTTTCTGTTGCAAATTGTGCGACTATGTCGGCCACTCGATCAAAGACATCAAGAAGCACGCGTGCACTCGCGTTCGCTTCGAATTCAACGAAATGGAACGTTTGCGAACGGCGCAACTTTTGCCGACCCCTCATCAACTCGTCACCACCGTCGCCGAGCACGAATGGTACAAGATGGAACAACAATTGAAAGAAGTACGCGTCATCATGAACAATCCCAACTTGCAATTGACGCACGTGTCGCTGAGTAATCGCGAACAATTGTTGCTGGTGCCCGGTAAATTGCTCTACTCGCTGTGTCAGTACCGCAAATGGCTTCACGCCCCTCACGTCGGATTGCCCAATTTATCGGTGGAAAACATTTGTCAAGTGATTCGCAATCGTCGCTACGCCGATCGTTTTTTCGTTTTCCAAGTGCACGACGAATGCGATGTGCGTCACTATTTCAAACTCTTGTTCGCCAAAGCCGATGCCGCCTATTGGCCTTTTTGTGTCGACAATGCCACCATCACGCATTGGGTGTACAATTCGACGTGGTGTCCCTTTTCGAAAACGGTCGACGGTCAAGTGTACGTCAAACAGACGCGCGACGAGCTGTTGAACGCGCTCTACGAATCGCGCTACACCAATTGGCATTGGTCGCGAATGTCTCGCGGCGATTTCCATCGATTCGTGTGTCGCGAGTGGACGACGTTGCACTACAAGAACATCATAAAAATCGTGGGCAGTCTGGCCGATGTCATCAATCACCAGTGGACAGATTTGGAAGCGGAGCAGGGACGCGTTCGCGAAAAAATCGAGAAACTCTTTCCGACGCTTTTCGATTTTGTGAGTTTTTGGGACGCGGGCGTGGACGCGGTCGTCAATCGAGTTGAGCTCAACGATTTGACTCTTGACGACGTGGATCTGTACGAGTGTGTGGAACTGTCGTTGACGTTCGAAGAGGCCGTGTCTCGTTTTGTCGGCAAGAAAAAGCAACGCGGATGGCTGCCTTTGATGCGAGTTTTTCGCTCGAGCAATTGAATCGTCACTACGGTTGCTCGGCTCCCAATAAACGCGTCTTGTACGAAATGATTTTCGGTGTGCCCGTGACGGACGACGACGTTTGGAATCTCCCCGTTTTCGACGAGTACAAGAAAAAGGAACAAGAATTCGAAAAGTATATCGTGTCGCCTCACGATGTCGAAGAAGGTGTTCTCATTTGTCACAAGTGTAAATCGAAAAAAATCACGGCCTACAGTCGTCAGACGCGCAGTGGCGACGAACCGATGACCGTTTTTGCTAAATGTAGTATGTGTCAACATCAATGGGTTCAATAAATGAGAAGACCACAAGTCCTTTTTCTCGTCTTGTTATTTCTAACGATTGGTCTAGTTGTAGTCATTATTGCTAAGCAGCGACGACGCGTTCGCGAGTCGTACGTCATCAATTCACCTTCGGCCGTCTCGTTGTTGCATCGATTGAGTGAAGCCATGCGCGACATTTTAAGTAGTACTAGTAGTGGTGGTGGTGGTGGTGACTACTTGACGGCCATGTTGAACGGTCGCGACGTGTACAACGAGTTTACCATGGAGGAGGGTAGTCGATCGTACACGGAGAATAAGAAACGTATCGTCGTCTGTTTACGTAAAAACCCCAATGAATTCTATTCGTGGAACAGTTTAATGTACGTCCTGTGTCACGAGGTGGCGCACGTCATTTGCGACGAATTGCATCACACGGAGAAATTTAACGCCATCAACGCGGCGCTTTTAAAACGCGCTGAGACGTTGGGCTACTACGATCCACGAGTACCGTTCGAATCGAATTATTGTGGTTTATAGAATTATGATAAAGTATAGAATAAAAAGAAATATGGACGCCAAAGATGTTTACATTGTTCCCGTTTTCGGTGGCTACGGTACACCCAGCCAGGTGGCACCCGAACGATTGGTCAAGGGAGGCTACACGCGCATGACGGACGCCTACACGGGTAAAGATCAAGTGGTGACGTACGTGCGTCGCACTATTATTCCCGAATAAGCGGAAAAAAATTGCTAGCTAAATTGGATACAATTACCTAGTAAATAAACAGAGAAAAATATGGATATCGAATCCGGACACGAAGAAGTTTACAAGCCGTTGACGACTAAAAAGCATGCTCCGCCAGAGTCTCGAGCGTCGCGTCGCTACGCGCTCTTTCTAACGGCTACCAAAGTGCTCTGTTTGTTGATGGTGTTGAGTCTTTTGGGATACTACGTCTACGTGACGGTGACGATGGACGACGCGACCGCTCAGTTGGTACGCGACGTGAGTAAATTGAAACAGCATCATCATCATCAGCAGCATCGCAACAAGACCAGCAACGACGACGTTCCCGAATGGTTTACGCAAGTGCTCAATTTGACGCGCAAAGGTTTCGTTCACATTAGCCTGCAACCGTTCCCCCCGGAAGCTCCCGAACCAACCACGCACAGGCGTCCCACTACGTCTACAACCACTACGCCTGCAACCACTACTACGTCTACAACCACTACGCCTACAACAACGACGTCTACAACCACTACGCCTACAACAACGACGACTGTTGAACCTCCCACGACTAGCAGTACTACTACGTCGACGACAGAGAGTACTCCTGAAGATAGTACGACCGAAAGCACTACGACGACCACCGAAACTATCGATCACGATTATACACTTTAAAAAAACTTTTAATTTCAAAATGTATTTTAGACATGTTGAAATTAATTAATCTAGTTTATGATAGTTTGTATGATGAATGGTTCTCTTGAAATTGTTTTCGTGTCACGTGTCTGCGTTTTAACGGGTAATTACACAATGGAAGATTACGTCATGACTCGCCATCAACCGCCTTTGCTGGCTTCCGATTTCAGGAACCAAATCATGGTCGGCTACGACGGTCGACGCTATGATAGCGTGGCCAATTCTCACGGCAGATACTATTGGCGATGCGTCGACAAGACGTCGTGTTGTCGTGGGTTGTACGATGAATCGTTGCCTCGAAAATTGGAAGCCATGAACGAAGACGTGGACGCGTTTGTTCATCTGCTGGAGAGCGACTCGTCGCTTTCGTTTAGCAGTTTTTCTCGTTCGTGGTGGATGCGAAAACCGTTGACGTTTCTCAAAGAGATCGCCATGTATCACGGTTGGCGAGAAATAGATTTCCTTCCGAAAGCCATGAAAATGAATTATATCGATTATTTTATGTCGTATCCGTCGTCGGCCGAAGCGTTCGGCGACCAACTTTTTTTGAAAAAATATTTCGTTTCGCGTCGTCAAATCACCGACGCCTACCTGTCGCGTCTCACTCTGGAACAATTGACGCGAGTCATTGCCTGGTTCCGATTGGATGTCACCGCCGACTACAAAAAAGCCATCATCGGCTACATTCAATCGGGATTAAATTTGAAATAATAATTTTATATATCTTTTTTAGGATATGTAAAATAAGACTGTGTGCGTGTGTGAATAAATGTGCGATTACAGTAAATTTTGCACGACCGACGACGTCAACTACCAAAGTTTGACGACGGAAATCTATCTCAACGCCAGTCTACAGACACTCAATCAGATTTTGAAAAAAGTTTTGGATTTCGAAGCCGAACGCGTGGATCTCATCAGCTACGACGACATACCGTACATTATCGAACGTTTCAAAGGCATGCCCGACTACGCCTCAAAAAACGCCATCTACTTTACTTTGGGTTATTTGGCTCTGCGTCACGAGTGGGACGTGATTTGGAGAGTTCAAGAATTATTTTCGACATGGCTTGATGTCCCTTTAGCATCTCATCACACGATACGCTACTATCGCTATCTAAAACTTGCACCATCTGCTGCAAGTCTTTGATTTGAATCAGTTTGAAAATGATGGCATTATTGATGATGAGGTAAAATTGTTTCTTGTCGTAGGGACACTTCATGACGAAGCGTTCGAGAATGTATTGCTTGACGCACGATCGATTCGTGTCGCGAATGTCTTCGTTTTCCTGACGCAATGAATCGATAGTTTGATGAACATTTTTCGGTAACGACGCCGACGACGACAAGATGTACTTTTCGACGTAAACTTGTTGGCTGCGAGTGGTGCAACGGCTGAGCAGAGCGACGTGATCGACGTTTTTGATTTTCATCTCTCGGAGTGCCGCGCGTTTGTTTGTTTTAGTAAATAATTTCTTGAGGTATAAGATCGACAACGGGATCGGGGGTCGGTGTGATTTCCGCCGGTTGAACGAACGCCGATTGCGGTTGAGCCATACCGTTGTAGTCGAAAGGCATGGTGTTCATCGTGTCGAGCGATTGCATGTCGTGCGGCAACGTGCTGCCGTTTTCCTCCACACCGTAGGGATCGACAACGGGTTGCGGACCGGCCGCGTAGCCGTCCATCCACGAACAGCCGCCCAAACAGATGGACTGGTCTGCCGGCACTGCCGATTGAGATTGGGGCTTTCTGTTGCTGACGACGTAGATACTGGAGGTCGGCGACGACACGGCTGGGGAAACGCTGGTCGGCGAGTCGCGCGTTTTGTAGAACACGAATGAAAATAGCAAGACGACTGTGGTCGATAGAGCCAAAAATATGTAGTTCATCTTTATTGGAGTGAAAAGTTTTGAGTGGGCGGTAGAACCATATGCACGATTTCGTCCTTGTAGGTGACGGGTTTGGGCGGCATGGTCGGCGTCGGAGCCAGTCGCATCGACTGTTCCTGGCTGACGTTGTACATTAGGGATTGGGCATCGTAGCGATCGAGTTGCGCTATATCCCAATCGGATCGAATCAGAGTTACAATATCACTACTATTCATGGTTTTATTATGGAAGTTAAAAAATTGAGTTTCTATTTTAAACAAAATTAGGTTTAAAGAAGCGTTCTTGCCAACGTAAAACTCGCAAACATTATGGAGTATCTTATGAAGTTGAGTGAATTGTGTTTGTCGGCACCCGTTGCCGCTACCGTAGTGTCCACCGCTACCAACGCTGAAGCAGACGATGGTGCTCTTTTGGATGAAATCAAGCGTCATCAAATTGCCATGACGGACGACGATGGCACGTATCAAGTGTATTGTTCTTCTTCTCCTCAATCGGAATTCGAGTGTCTCATTCGCGGCTACATTTTCAAGGGACGTCAATTGATCTATCGAGGATTTCCTTTCACGGAAGAAATGACATGCGACAATGTGACGCGTCTGGACAAAATCAATCTGGCCGACTTTAAGATTTCGTGGTCGTACGAGGGAACGATCGTAAAATTTCTGTACGTCGACGGCAAATGGCTCATGACGACGCATCGCAAACTGAACGCTTTCAAATCGCGTTGGGCCAGCAAAACGTCGTTCGGTCACCTGTTTGTCGAAGCTTTGCAGAAAGATTACGGTTTCTCATCGTACGAAGACTTTCTCGACCAATTGCAAACGACGCGTCGCTACCATTTCATCTTGATCAACAACGCCGATAATCGTATCGTCGTTCGACCCGAATTGCAAAAAGAGAGCATCTATTTGGTGTTGGTGACGGACGAGCGCGATCAGCGGCTCAAAGTCCACGAAGCCATTGGATTCATTCCCATCAACGAAACGATTCGTTTTGATACGGTCGTCGATCTCGTGCGAGCCGTGAGTGCCATCAATCCGTTCGAAAAACAAGGCGTACTCTTGTTTTCCGACGACTACCGCGTCCAGTATCGCGTTTTGAATTCCGCCTACGCCGACTATGCCAGCGTGCGCAACAACATTTCGTGTCGAGCCTTTTGCTATTGCATCGCTCGTCGCGATGCCGATAAACGACGCAAGTATTTGGAATTGTATCCCGACAGCGCCCCGATCGCCGATTGGTTCGAATTGCGAATTCCCGTCATCGCGGCCGAATTGCTGCTGGCCTACAAGAATCGATACATCATGAAAAACTACGTGCACGTCAGCCAGGAGCGGCACGGTCTCTTGTTGAAAATTCAGCAATACTACGTGGAAACGAAACGTCACCACCCGGTTCACAAACGAATCACGTTGGCCGACGTGACGCGCATCATCAACGCGTACGACTATCCAGCTCGCGTCTTCAAAATAGCCTACCAGAAAGATAAACCTCAATACAATGGTGTCAAGAAATAAATACAAAAAAAATACCAATGTCTACTAGTTTTAGTATATCCCACCTGATTGTACAACCCGAACCAACCTCACCCTCCCTTAAAAATAGACATTGGTATTTCACACAATAAAAAAAGTTTACAACACTCGATTGCCTGACGTTTGGTCGCCCACAGTTGACTGTAGGAGTTGTTACGGCGTGTGTGTGTGTGTGTGCGTCGAATGATGAACTCTTTTATAGTTATCAACGGTCGTCGTACAACGTGTAACATTGGCAATGAAGTCATTTACTTGGAACGTCACGAGCTGACACCTAAGATTAGGATTGCGTATTCATCTTACAATTATTGGGAATCTATTAGTTGTCGCATAAAAGTCGGATTCGCCAGTGGCAGAACGAAATCTGGATTCATTTTTGGCAAATCCTATATGGGGTTTACATTTGAAGCCAGTGTAACTATCAACCTTGATCCAACTGTTATTCTACTAATGGTTTATCTGGACAATTGGATGTCGATAAAAAAATTCGAATGGGATTTACGATTTAAACCCTTTCCACTGGAATTAAAGTTACGGAGCGCCATTTGTATCCGTGCCAATAGTCTCGATACATCATCATTGCCGCAAAGTTTACAACACTACGTGGCTTCGATTGGTCAAGACGACGCCTAGCGTTGTGTGTCGCCTAGCGTTGTGTGTCGCCTAGCGTTGTCGTTGTCCGGCGCCGGCGGCGATTAGAGCGATGACGACGACAAAGACGGCGATACCGATGATGACGACGGCGGTGATGTTGACGGGCGACGATGGAGGAGGATTCGGTCTAGGCAGCGGCGACGGACCTGGCGACGGACGAGGCGGCGGCGGCGGCTGAGGTGGAGCTTCAAATTTGCAATTGATGGCGTTCTTATTGTCTGAAATGTTGACATTATTATTGTTTAAATTGTCGAAAACGATTTGGCAGACGTCAGATGGGCACGTGGCGTTTTTGACGTCTTGAGTTTTCAAATAGGGTGCCGTGGCGCACGCCGGATACCAGCACCCGTCATTGAAGGGAATATGGGGTTTGACGTTGCGATAATTGGGATCGGTGGATCGTTCGACGCATTTGCAATCGGGATTGTTGGGATGTTTGACGCAATAGTTTTGCACGATCGTGTCCTTGATGTCGGCCGTTTGAGTGTTGTAAAACAGGCGACACTCGTCTCCCACCTGCGTCGTGCTGTTGATGTTGCTGCACTTTTCAAAAGGTTTACCGCTTAGAGGATCCAGAGCGCACAGTGTCGCTTCGCTGCCGCACAATCGTTCCATCATGAGTTTGTAATTGTCATTGTCACCGAATAAACGCTTGTAATTGTCAATGACGTTGATGCTAGTCATTTCATCGATATCGTATTTGCAAACGAGATTGGGAGCTTTGACTTGCCATTCGACAGCGCTCAACGGATCTACGAGACCGTCATTGAGCCCGACGTCGCACTCT